GGTGCTGGTGCTGGTGCTGGTGCTGGTGCTGGTGCTGGTGCTGGTGCTGGTGCTGGTGCTGGTGCTGGTGCTGGTGCTGGTGCTGGTGCTGGTGCTGGTTCATCTATCGATCCCGTAGGAGCCTCTTCAATTGGTTTCTCTTCTTCTATTTGCTCCTGTGCAGCAGGAGCAAGTTTAGCAAGTTGCTGCTGGCCGATTACAAGTTCTGTTGGCTCGATCAAGTTTCCGTCAAGCAACGCTAGTGCGTTGATGTTTATTGTGTATCCGGTGTCTGCATCTCCTCTGATACCCGAAATAGAGCCTACTACGATGATTTTTCTCTCATCTAGTGCTGATCCCAAGAATGCTGCTTGATCTTCCTGGTTATCGAATCTCGCTGTTACATCCTGGCATATTTCATTAAAATCTTCTACCTCTATCCGTGTTACTCCTGATCCGTTTCTTGGTGGGTTTACACGAATCCAGGCCATCGTTCCATTATCTGCTTTAGTTCTCAAAGAAACTCTTGGACCTTCTGCAATTAGCTTGGTTTCTTTTCCTTCTTCTGCCGACTTTTGCCAGGTTTGACTCCATAGATCATATTTGTTATCTTTGTTGTTGTATTCGCTCATTGCATTTGCTCCTGCAATTACTACCGAGCAAATTACAACTGGCATTGGGTTTGTATTTTTTATTAGCTTTCTTACTCCGTCCAGGGTTAAAACTGCTCCCCAATTCTTAATTTGTTCAATAATTTGATCATTTGTCTTTGGATCTCGCTTAATTACGTTCTTGATCCACCAGGTTTTCCGTCCGTCATTTTCTTCTTGTGCAATTAGGAGTCTTGCAGCGCACATTGATGGAACTCTTATTTTTTTATCTCCGGTATCTACTTCTCCTCTCCAAGCTTGTACTTCAATTCCTCTTTTTCCTTGGAGCAATCCGTAAACCGTTGGTCCTTTTCCAGATTCTCCAATTTCTCGTGCTCCGTACAGTATTCCTACTACTTCGGTGGCTGATTCATCTTCTTTTGCCTTCTTAAGGCGCTTAATCGAGAAAGAAATTGCTGTTTGTACTGAATATTTTCCATTCTCCTTCCATATTTCTTCAATTACTTTATCTGCGTTTTTCACCTCTGTATACACTTTGCTGTTGGTGTTCTTTACTGCTGTAATGAACTCTTCTAGCTTAACATCTGATGTCTTAGTCAATTATTTTCACTCCTGCTTTTTTACTAATAGTTCGTCTTCGATTTCGATTTCTGGCCCATTGATGTCTATTCTAGTTCCCTGGAACTTCTTTGGCGATTCTATGATTGAAATTCCCTGCATTTCTGCAAATTTAATTGCAGTTTTTCCCATAGTCTTCATTTGGCTATGTTCAATAAATATTGTTTTAATATTTTTCCCTTTTTGAATAATTTCCATTATGTCTTTTCCAGATGGTCTAAAAGCCAATGCCACTGCTTTTGTTCCTTGTCGTATGCTGTCCAGGCATTTATTTGTGCCAACTAAGATCGCTTTCATATTCCTCCTATAGTGCATGTCATACTATTTAAACTTATTTAAATCAGCCATTTTTGTTGTCTCCATTCGTTGCTAATTCTAATGTCATTTTCCCGTACGTTGTATTTCCTCTTTTTTCATCCCATTTCTGTCGAAATAGTTTAGTTTTCCTATAGATTCTATCTATTTGGTGCATTGGTGCTCCATTATTTGATAATATTCTTACAAAACTTAAATCTGCTTCTGACTGGCTGGCGTAGCCAGCCAGTGTGAAACGATTTTCCCATAACAACTGTAGTTTTTTTGCATATGGTTTACTCATTAGTCTTGAAATTAGTCCTTTGTCGTCGATTGAGTTGAATAACCAGTTTATTCCTTCTTGATTCTTTTTTATTTCTTCTTTTCCTTCCAATGGATCTAAAGTTACTGTGAAGTACCTCCCTGAATCATACATTTCTATTCCGCCAGTTTCATGTGAACCTATTTTTCTCGCATTTACTTCTCCTGGCATGAAACCTTCTACTATAATGTGGTATCCATTTCCCGAAGGGCTTGTTTCTGTGTAACTATCTAGTTTTTGTACAATTTCCTCCCATCCGTACCACTTTTTTACGTCGTCTAAATCTATTCCTAGATATGGATCATTTTCTGAGAAACAAAAACCAATTCCATCAAAAAGTTCTGGATGTTCCAATTTTTCTTCTAGTGCTTGATCAAATGATTTCCAACATGCTGGATTTGTTACATTTGTAGCTCTCCCATTTTTTCCCAATGGAATTTTAGTCTTTTTTCCTGATCGTTTTTTTTCACTCCACAATACCCATTGATTGTAATTCCGCATTGTTATCATAATTATCTCTTGTTTCTATTTCAATCGTAAGCCACCAAATATAATCATTTACGTCTTTTTCCCAGTTTTCATTGCATTTTTTATATAATCTTGAACGATTTGCAATATTTTTACACCATCCTTGTAGTGATAATGGGCATTGTATTACACAATAATTTTCTATTCCAATTATGTCGAATACTTCTGTACATAGTTTACAAGAATTCCATGCCATTCCATATTTTTTTTCGTATTCTTCCCATCCTTCTATCAAAAGTCTCGTAAATTTTTTAATTGATTCGTTTATTGCATCGCTTGATATATCATCAAGCGAGATTTGTACTAAATCGTCGTTGTTGTTCATATTTCCTCCTAATCGGCCCGCTGTTGCGGGCCGATTAAATTGCTCCAATCCATTCGTTATTTTTTTCTGCGTAAGGATCTGATGTTTTTGCTTTATTTTCTAGCATATCTGCGAATATATGTAACTCGTTCCTTTTTTGGTGCTGGCAAAGTCTCCAAGCTATTACAAAAGCTGTTCGCTCTTCGAGCGACCAGCTATTCACCAAGTCTACTATGTTAGCTCCGTGCAATGCGCGTAGTATCGTTACGTTAATCCTCCCTAGAGCATTTGCCGTCAGGCAAATGCTCTGTGAGTTTTGGTTTCTTGTGATTCTTCTGATTTTAAGTTTCTTTTTTTCTGGTTTCTGTGTTGCTTTTATTTCTGTTATTACTTGATTTAAGTTTGTTCTCAGGTGCCACCACGGGAAGGTTCCGAATTCTGTTTTTAGAATTGGAGATAAAATTAATTCGTTAAAATCCCATCTATTTTCTGGTCCATATTGTGTCAATTTTGGTCTTATTGAACGTATTTCAGTTGCTAATTGTTTTAGTTCGTTTTCTGTAGTTGTTTTTATTTGTTTTTCTTTAAATTCTATGTGTTTTTCTTCCAATACTATTTTGATGGTTTTACTTTCGTAGTTATCTCCTGTGTAAAGTGTGATCATAAAATTCTCCTATTTAACCATTACTTTTATCAGTTCTATTAATTTTAATACTGTAAATCTTTTTGTTCTTTGTCCTTCCGTGTCGTCTTCCATTGTTTCTAGTTCTTTTTCAAGTTGTAATTTATATGAAATCAATTTTTCTACCATATTTAATCCTCCAATCCAGTCGCGCTCGCCGCTGCGAGCGCGACTGTGATTTCTTCTTCTGTGAATCCGATTTCTTTAAGTCTAAAATGCTTCCTAAGTATACGGTTTGAGTTTTGTTTCCATCTTCGTCTTCGTAAATTTCGCTTTCGTCGAGTTGCCGCTGCAACTCGACTAAATCTAGGATTTGTTTTTGCATTATAACCATCTCTGTCGTAATGCGTATCCGCCAGAATTGTGTTTGTGTTTATTGTAATTTCTATCTCCATTCACATGATCATTTGATGGACATTTCTTTTCTCCTATGCAGGTGAATCCGTTTCTGTATAGTGTACTTGATAAATTATAAACTAATGCAAATCCCATGTCCATTCCACATCCTCCAATTGTTATTCCGTCGTGTGTTTTATGCAATTTGTCTCCCATTGCTATTGCTGCATTATATGAAATATCTAATGGTTCGTTATTTCTCATTACTATTAGTGAAATTGCTCTTGTCATTCCATTTCTTGAACAGTAATTTAGTTTTGTGAAAATCGTATCTCCTGGTTTTAGTAATTTTTTTAGTGATTTTATTGTTTCTTCTTTTTCTTGTGTTTCTTTTTGTAATTGTGCTTTAGATTTAGTCATGTTTTCCTCCTAAATCGCGCTCGCCAGTTGGCGAGCGCGATTAATTAATGCCTCCTTATATGCTTTGTTAATCTAATTGAAAATCCAAAGTTTGCTTTGTTGATTTGTGGTGGAATTTGTTTTGTATTTGTTTCAATCAATGTTCTTCCACATTTATTGCATTTTTCCGGCAATGGTTCTGTGAAGAATCGTTTACATAAACAAGTAATTCCCATAAAAATTCCTCTTAGCTCCCGCGCCTGTTGGCGCGGGAGCATTTAACAGACGAGATGGACGATGTAATTTTCTTCGTTTTTTGTTACATTTTCCCTTTTTGCTCCCATCTCGGATGGGAGCCATTTGCTTCTGTGGGTTTCGTATTCGTTTCCGAAAACTGGTCCTTGCTTACTTGGGGTTTTTGGGGTGCTTATTAAAACGTGTCTTCCTACACGTTTCATTTCTAGTAATAATCTATATCCTTCTTCTTTTTCAAAGTGTTCAAGTACATCGATTAATAGAATTAGATCGTAATCTTTGTCGTCCATTTTTTTTTAGCCATGTTATTGCATCTCCACCAAAGATTGTGTTGTAAGTTTCTTTTTGCAATGGACCTATGTAGTTATCATATATTTCTATTGCGTCTATTTGTGGTGTTTTCTTTCCTTTCCAGTAAGTTAAAAGCTCCCTACATAGAAAACCATATTTTCCGTTACCACATCCTACATCCAGTATACTGTTTGGTGAAATTTGGTGTACTATTCCTAAGATTTCTGGAATTTGAGAAAATTGTGAGCTTGGCATAAAACCTCTTAGCGCCGCGCCTATTGGCGCGGCGCTTAAAGTTTAAATTTCAAATGTTTCTGTTCCTTCCCATCCTTTGTTTTCTTCTTTTAATTTTTTGTTTATCTACATGCATGCTTTCATTTTTTAGTCTCCTAAAGTTATTACTTGTGTTCCGTTTATCCATACTATCTTTTTTTCGTGCAATTTGCCGTTGTACCAAGTTTCGTTAAAAATGGTACCTTCTTGATTCATCCAGCTTTTTTCTCCGTTCCAAATTTCTCCGTTTATGTATAACGTGTCGTCGTAATCCAACTGCAATTCCGATGTGTCTACATTTATTCCATTGCTACTGCTGAAATCTACATCGATGGCACTCGCGCTTGCGAGCGCGAGTGCTATTAGAAGTGTTATCAAGAACTTTACGTCTACCATTTTATATCATCTCTGTTAGTTCTTCTATTATTACCTAGAGACTCGTAAAAAGTCGAATTTCTAGGTAGAATATTCGCCAAACACCTATGTAGATCTCTGGCGGATTTATGATTATCATTATTTTAAGCCCGCGCCAGTAGGCGCGGGCTTATTTTACCATGCTCCTTTCGGTTTTTTGTTTTCTGCTCTCCGTTCACTGCTGTTTTTTGGAATCGCTGGTCGTTTTGGTAGTGTTACTATTCTCGTTTTGGTGTTTTGTTTCTGTATTTCTTTTGTTATCTGTTTTGCTTTTAAAAGATTTAGGTAATTCTCACTTTCTTTTAGTGAATCATATGCTCTCTTATTTGTCATTGTTCCTGATTTCGTCGTGTTTTATTCCTCCTTATTTTGTATTTGTGTCCATTTGAATCGTATTCCGTATTCGGAATACTGTAATTGTGCGAATTTGATTGCATCTTTTAAATCTGTGAATGGCGTATTGTTTAACTTGAATCCTCGATACGTTGGGTATGTATCTACGCATATATCAAAGATTTCATATGCGTTAATTATTTTCCCTTCTGTCATTAGTGATGTTTCTTCTACCAATATAGCGTTATTTGCTGACATAAAAAACCTCCTTAAGCATTCGCGCCCCGTTGGGCGCGAATGCTAGTGAACATTCTTCTGGCTCTTACTATGTCATATTCGTTCTTTTTTATGTCGTAGATTTGCTCTTTCTGCCACTTAGCGTGGTTGAAATTATCTTCAAAAGCTTCGTCATCCGTGTAAACTGAACCTCTTAAGCCCATTTTTACTAGTTCGGCGTTCTCGAATGAGCAACAGGTTTCATAAATCTTTAGGAATCCATCGTCTACTTGTTCTTCTGTGGTTCCTGGCTGTCTGAAAAAAGATTGATTGTAGTTTCTTCTCTGTTCTTCTACAATCTCCCCAACTAGATCTCTGCTCATGCAGAGATCTCCTGTGTGCTTACATCCTCGATTTCATCGAGGAGATTTTCACCTAGTGGAGCTTCTATCGGGATTGGGATTTCCGCAATTCTGCCAATCCATATTCTATCGTTGAATTCATTTGGTTTTATTACGATTGGAATTGCTGGTGTAGCTACCCACTTATATAGCTTCAAATCTGCTTTTATTCCGGCAGGGTAGCGCGCGGTTATATTTACTCCGTGTTTCTTCAACAGTCTAGCAGCATCGTTATATGCGAACTTTGCAAATTGTGGTATTGTTGCAATTTGAACCCGTTCGTCTTCCGTAACGATCTTTAGATCTATTACGTTTGCGTCTCCTTTTTTATAGGTTTGAGTTCTTAGTGCTGCACCAGTGATTATTACGGTTTCTGGCTTTGCTCCCATAATGAAGAAAATGCTTCCTTTGCGCATTTCTTCATTGCTCTCTTCTACTACGTTGTCGATCAAATTCATTTCAGTTGCTTTCTTGCTTGCTTTAGCCATTTTAAGTCACATCCTTACAATTACATTTAGAAACTCTATTCTTTTTGCTTCCAACCGAACGAACTACGCTTCTTAATGCTTGCTGAGGCTCAACAGAGCCGAAGGAACGGCGCGTTCGAGCGCCGCAAGCTTTAAGAAAAGCGTAGTTCGTTTGATTCCTTAAGCCTAGCCGCGCCAACAGGCGCGGCTAGGCTGTTTGATTCCTTAATTCATCTCTTATTTTCATCAGTAGTTTTCCTAGATGATTTTCTCCTTTTCCATTACAAATTCCCCAATATGTGTCGTTCCACCAATTTCCTTCTACTATTTCTTCGTTTTCTGTTTCCTTTAATTTTTTTGCTAAATTCTTATCTTGGAATTTTTTTCTTAGTAAATCTTCCATTACTTGTAATTTAATCTTGTCGAAATCTGGTCTAATTTTCATTTTTCTGCTTAATTTTTTGGCTTCTGCTGGCGATTTTGCATTTAGAATTATTTGTGCATCTTCTTTGTTTATGCATTTTGCTGCTTGGTAATGATGTTCCAGTGTTGGAGCTGTCATTGGTGATTCTGCGAAATTTGACAGGAAGAAATATTGTCCTCTCATTAGTTTTATTACCATTTCTAAAACCTCCTACAGGTGGCCCGCCTAAGCGGGCCACTTTTTCTCGCGCTCGCGTGCGGAAAAGCTTTTCAAAGCGCCCCGCCCGCTGGCGGGGCGCTGATGATATGCCAATAAACGTGTTTATTTGCTTTTACGGCTTCCCAGCCTGTCCAACAGCCGCCGGATTTTACATGTTTTTTTATTTTTGCTTCATTGTGCTTCGCACAATGATAGCATTCATTGAATTTCATTCCTTTGTAATTTTCTGGATATTCTGATACTAGGATTACGTGAACTTCGTCTGAATCGTGTGCGATATCTAAGTTTCTTTGTTTGTATCCATATTCTGCGTTCCATGTGTGCTGTTTAGGGGTTTTAATGTCCATTTCTAGTCTTAGTTCTTTTGCTATTTCTTCACTCCATATGTCAATTCCTCCTACTGGCGAGTGACCGGATACTAAGATGTTGTCTTTGCTTGAAGAAAGTATTTTTCTTATTATATTCTTAGCTATTAGAGTTGTTCTTTTATCGAATTTGTTGCTTCCGTGGCCTACTATACCAATTTTCATTCTAATCAACTCCTTTTGATTTCAAAAAACATGTTCGTTCGCTATAATTTACATGTTTTCTATTTCTAATCATCCTTTATCAAAGCGCCGCGCTAGCAGGCGCGGCGCTTACGAGTTCGATATAACTCATGTAGTTGCTATTTCTATTCATCGTAAGCGATGTTTTTTCTATTTCTTTGAAGTATGTTTCATACTCGCTTGGCTCCATTAGCCAAGCTGAGTCGTATTCGAAGTTTTCTGAGTTTCCATCTACTATTTTGCCTAATTCGTTATCTTCGGTGTAGCAGCATTCGACGAAGATGCCGTTGTCCCATGCGTCGAAAACTACTACCCATACATGTGCTCCTACTTTAGAGAATCTATAGGCCATCCACGGCTCAAAGCCTTCGTCTTTGAGCAATTGGAATACGATTGTTGATTTGTCTGAGCAATCGAAGATGTTTTCTTGGTATTCTTTGGTGTATTTGTACTTGTTTAGTAGTTTACTTATTTCTTTTTTTGTTGTTCCGTCAATTGAAGGTGTTATATCATTGATTAAAGTACAATTCCCCTTTGTGTAGTATCCTATCGTTTCAATTTCTTTTGAGCTTAATTGTCCTTCGCAGTCTACAACTGCGAAGGTAATTAGAGCGGCTATGCCTGTTATTGCGATTATAACGATCTTAGATTCTGTTGATAGTTGCATTTAATTCACCTTATTATTGTTTTTATTCTTTATTAAATTTTTTATGATGTTTTTGATTTTTTGGCGTTGGTGGCGGGGTTGCTATAATAGGTCACCCGCCTCCTTGGTTCCCCACCTTCCTTCATTGCTTGATTCATTCCTTTGCTAGTGTATTCCATGCCAATCCTGCTGCTATCCAAGCTATTCCCAAATCTATGTATCCAGTTCCTACAAAGCATATTGCTGCCATGAAACATATTATCGCAATCAAACTCGAAATCGTGTACATTTTCAATCCATCCTAAGTCCCTTACCAACTCCCCGGATTTCCGGGCGGATCCTTCGAAATTCAGGCTTTTACCTGTCTTACCTCACACTTTCCTACTATGGCAGGCAAGTGTCTGGAAGAGGCTAAAAAGTGGCTTATACGCCAATCACCCGCTATAGCTACTGTTTACACTCATTGCATCATTAATCAATCGCAAGCATTCCCCACAATTTCCCTCTTTGCACTCCACAGGCCATGCTATTCCACATGGTACCACACATTCCTCTCTCCAATCCCTTACCAATTCTTCTGTGATTTCTACCATCTTAAATCATCCCTATCAGTGCTGCAACTACTATCCATGTTATTACTAATACTGCCCAATCAAAGTCATCCATCTTAAATCACCTCAAATTTCCAATATAGCACCTATTGCAGCAATTGTAACGATTGCACCCATCAAATATAATACAAACTTAAGCATGTCAAATTTCATCTTAAATCACCTCATCTACGTTCACATCGCTCAGATTCATGCACTCGACGTGCATTTCCCACCCATTCACTATGTAATCCTCGTGGATTACATCCATTTCATCCATACTTCCAGAAGTCGCTACTTCTGGAATGCTATTGTTCATTCCAATCAATCCTGCTGTTCCTGCTACCACCAAGCAAGCCAATACTGCTGCAACTACCTTCATTCCAATCCAACTCCTGTAAAAATGATTAGAATTTCCGTTCTGCATCTCTTTTAATGTAATCCAATGCCTGCTCGAACGAATCCATCACTAACTCCCTGAAAGAAATTCCTAATTCTCTGGCATTTCTCTCACACTGGTCCACATATTCATTCACTGGAATCCCAAACACCGCCGCAGATGTCTCTAATTCGGCACCAAGCTCCACTACCATATCATCGCACATCAAGAATCAACTCCGAGATTTACTAACATAAATCTCACTTTTACCTCTTCGTACGCTATAATCCACCTACTCTCTTACTCCTCTTCATCATTCTCTATCCTACTCTAACTCCTCTCTAATTATCCTTCATTTTCTTTTACTTCCTTTCATTCATCCTTCTCTTTTCATTCATTTCTTCTTTTTTCTTTTCTCACCTACTACCCCTATTATAGAAAACCCAAAAAACTCATAAAAAATCACAAAACACTAAAAAATCTAAAAAATCCAAACTTTAAGGAAATTTCACACGTTTCGGATTAAAAAAACTAATCGATATCAGTAACGAGGTTTGCCACATACCAAAATTAAGACAGTCAATCTCGATGCCGATTTTAGACAGTTCAATAAATCGATATCCCGGACGATAGAACAGTGACAGTAGCCCGAAATCGTTCTTTTTCTTCTCTATATAGAGATAATTTGATATTCAGCGTTTTGTATTTAAATATGCGTCTGTGCTTTTGCGGAACGATCCGCATCGGGTTAATCGTTTTGGCATCCTACTGATTATTCCTTTACACGAATAAAACTATTTATCACGATTTGTCATGGTGGCCTTTTTATATGAGGCTCCTATAAAGTACGTGAACAGAAAAAAAACCTCTCTTTTTCGTCACTTCCTAAAGAGACTATATCAATAATTTTATTTCCCACCCTTATTCACCCCCAATGACCATTTCTTCTCTTTCCCATGTGTTTCCATCTTAAGTTTCCCCATTGCGTATAGTTTTTGCATTGCGTTTATCACCACTTCTCTTCCACCCTTCACCGATACTGCTTTCTGTATCATACTTGAATTTATTGATTTAGTTCTCTTTTTCTTCTGATCTAGCATGAAATTCATGATTCGTGCCATAACAGATTCCAATTCTTCATCATCTACTATTTCGCTGCTTTCCGAAATCAGCTCTATTATTCTCTCCTTACCTTCTGTATTTTTTATGCCATTAGACGCTACTTTGATGCCCCTCCTCCCATCCTTCTCAACTCTGCCTCCTACACCTAATTTCCGTATAATTCGCGCTATATTGTCTGCTTCATCACTTAAAACTCTAATATTGTTCAGATATTTCACTTTTTCCAGATCATTTTTCTGCATTATCACCAATTTCATAGTCTTTTCATCACTTCTTAGCGTTGAAGATATCCTCAAAACCGAGTTAGTTGTTTCGTCACTTATAATTGCTGCTGCAATTCCTTCATCTGCCACAGACCAGAACGGTTGGGCAAAATTGCATCCATAAACAAACATCAAATTAAATTGGTCTACATCTAAACCGCGTGAAATTATCGAGTTCTGGAAAATTATTACAGGTTTTCCGCTGTTCATCTCCCATTCCATACCATTTTCGCGCTCTGACCGCACCATAGCCGCGCCATTCAATAGTTTTGCTGCCATTTCCTGTTCTCTTTTAGATCCAGTTAATACGATGAATGGCGTTCTCGCGTTTAGCTCTGCGTTTTTCCACACCGCTTTAGCAATATCCATTACTTTTTTCTTTTGTGCGTTTCTTGCTCCTCTATTGTCTCCTACCTTTTTCTTCTCCACTCCTATTAGTGTAAATCTGTCGTCATATCTGAATTCCGGTATTATAATTTCTCTTCCATCGAACTCTTTTGCAAATAGTTCTGCTTTTGTTGCCCCTATTATGATCACTTTCTTTGTTCTATGTAACCAATCCATTGCGTAAGCCGGTTTTCTTTCATCTCCCAAGATGTATATCGATTGATATCCTCCCGGTTTTGAAATTACGTTCACAGGATTTTCTTTATACAAATTTCCCATACACCTCACGCAAGTTTCTATCCCTAAATCCTCTCCTTCTTCGTGCTCTCCTTCCTCGCGCACCTCGCGATGCTTCGGTGCGAAAGTAATTAGTGCATCTTCAATATTGTCTGCAATATCTCCCGGCGTTATTCCCTCTTCTACTCCATTGTCTATAATTCTCGAAATTTCCTGTATCTTTTGTGCGTATTCCTTCAACGCTGGTTTCTTTCTTTTATTCAAAATCAGGTTCAAATCTTGCTGTAATTGCGCCGATTTTGCTAAAAAGTTTTTCGATGCACTTTCTCCTGCTCTCGTTTTAATTGTCGCCACTTCAATCGACGTAGCGTAAAAATGATTTAATGTAGGTTCTTCATCCAAAATTGTAATCTTCCTCGGCACTATCGAATTTATGTTGTTCACGACTGTAAAGCAATAATTTGCATGTTGTTCAGCTATTTTTAATATGTAATATGGACAGAAGCTTTTTGGTACATCTTTTGCGGTCAAAACTTCTTTCTCTCTTAACAGTTTTATTGCCTCCGCAATCAGCGCGAAGTGATTGTCTTTTCCATGCTTTAATGCACATTCCGAACACTTCCTTTCTCCTGAATAGATGCAAGCTCCCGGTTGGTTCATTCCTATAACCCAAACTACTCCTCGCATTCCCAATTCTTTCGCTATTTTTATTTCGTGCTCAATAATTGCGTGATTGTGAGTTATGTAGTTTCCGTTCCCCTCATCAGCAAGCCATTGACAGGCAGAATGACTTTTTCCCGTCCTCGGCGGAGCACGAAGCACTACCATATCTCCTTCTGGTGCGCGTCTAGGGATAGAAACCAGTTCTTCTCTAGGCATTTGTACTTCTGCGATTGGCGCGTCTATTACTTTTTCTTCTATTAAGCCTAATTCTTCCGCTCTTTGCATTACTTCCCGGTACTGCTTCTTCGAAAGGCAATTTTTTCCTGCCTGTTCACAAGAAATTATTCCTTCCATTACCGCAAGAAGCTCTACCCAACCTCCACCGGATTCGCATCTAAAGCAATGCCAAATTCCTTTTGCCGGATTTATAGAAAAGTTTTTTCCCGTTTTAGATCCATGTTTCGGGTTAGATCCTACAAATTCTGTTCCATTTGTTCCTATTCTTTTTTGTACATCTCCCGTAGGCCATCCAATTTTTTCTATATCTACTTCGCTGTGCGAATGTTGCTCACATCCATTTCTGTAAGTCTCTTTTGGCCTGTCGTCTTTCTTTTTAAGACGCAGTGGCTTTAGTATTTCTATTAAATCTTCATATTTCAATGTAGCAATTGGTGAATCGTCTATTATCTCGTATCTGTTTCCAGAATGATGTATGCAATTTGGCCCAATTGCGTAGTTTCCTTTTGATTGCACTTCTCCCAGGTGCAAGAATTCTTCTTCGCTGTCTGGATCTCTTAATTCCTGGTCATAAAATATTATTCTTTTATTCATTCCCTCTATTAAGTACCAATAATGCCTCCCTTCGCTGCTAGTTCTTCCTGTTCTTATCGTTAGTGTCTGTGGCAGCTTTGCTATTATTCCAAGTTCCTTCAGTCTTTCGTATTCATCTGCATCAAAGCAATGTAACCATCCCAAACCCGTCGCGATTCCATAGTTTCCTCCTCCGCGAATGTGTCCAAGTAAAATAGCTTCTGTTGCCGGATAGTTTTTCTCTGTTGTCCATTTTCTCTGTTTCGGTTTCTTTCCTTTCCCTTCGATTTTGTCTATTAAAATAAATCTCGCGCCTGGAAAGTCTCTCAACTGCTTAGGAATAGAAATTTTACCGTTATTTTTAAATACTTTAGCGTCTTCAGTAGTATTGTCGGCCATTCGATAGTTCCCCTGTCTGGTTGTTTAGTTCAGTTGCTTCGGCGCTGGTAACGTCGCTGCAACTCGATTCTTCTTTTATTCCCTCAAAAATGTGCATTAGGCATACTTAGCATTTGCTTTGATATAAGCTCTCCGCGCAAGCTCCAAGAATTTTTCTCCTTCTTCTTCTAACTCCTCTGGCATCAATTCCACTATCTGCGCACTCGATTTTCTTATGTATGGTATCACGAACTTCTCCACTTTTAAACCTGCTTGCAGTGCTCCGATGTAATATGCTCCTGCCTGCAATCTGTGCGCCTTTTGCGGCCTCTTCGAAGATTTCCAATCCAAAAGTGCTTGTACACCGTCCACCGGACCCCAAAAGTCCCATGTTCCTGCGCTCGCTACCGTTAAATTTCCGTCATCGTCGTATTCTTTTATTGTAATTGTGTGCTCCACTAAATTTGGTTTGCCTAAAACCAAGTTTAGTGCTTCCCATTGTTCTATTCTTCCTTGCAATTCTTCTTCCATGTCTTCCGGCCACTCCCAAAATGGCAAATAGTCTGGAACTTCTACCGGAATATCCGAAATCGTTCCCTGCAATTGCATGTGCATGAATATTCCATAAATTCTTGCTTTACGTGAATATTCCGGCCAATCTGGTGTTCTTTCCTTCCATGCATCCAATTCTGCCCTTGGAAATTCTTCATGAATTATAGTTGTAACCGATTTGTGCTTTATTCCGTTTATTATGTAGTTTCCTTGCTTATCTCTTAATGCCTGACTCATCCATACACCTCCATTATACCTATTTTTTCCATTTCCATCGCATGTATCAGATATCCCATTCCAATATCTGTTATTTTGTACCACCCTTCCTCGCTTCTATCTATCCACTTCTTTCTTTCCATGTCATCTGTTAATTTTATTGCCAACAGGTAGTTTATTTTACACTCATGTGATAATGTTGTTCTTTTTCTTTCTCCTTTTTTTAGTATTTTCAATATTTCTATTGCTATCTGTGATTTCGATCTTGGTGATTTTCTTGCTACATGGTTTGCTTCCGTTTCTGGGTTATGCATGAATACTTATTCGCAATACTTCTTTATAATACTTGTGGTCGCCCGATGCTAATAGTTAAATTTATATCCTTAAAAAACATGTAGGTTGTTGTCGCATTGGTTTCCTTGCTTTACTATGCGGCTGTTGACATCTTGTCTGGTCTGTCGGATATATCCCTCACTCGATATATGCGGTGCGTTACTCCTTTTCGCACCGCATAAATACGAGTTTTATCCTGTCTTCGTTAAAAGTGCTTTTATTTCTAGGTCTTCGTCTACGTTTATTCCCGTAACTGTTGCAGTTACCCATAGTTTCTTTATTTCTTTTGCTAAAATCGACTGCTTCTTTGTGCTGTCTCCTGTATATGAGAACGTATTCCCCGATTCATCAGTTATTTTTACTCCTACCATTCCTTTCCATGTTGAATCTCCTACATTCTCAAATTCCCACCCAAACCAGTTTACTTCTCCTAATACAACTGGTTCTGGTGTCGTACTCGAACCTTCTCTTAGAGTCGCCCTTAAAATTGCTCCGACTATTGGCGCTGTTTCTACTTCTTCTGTTTCTCCTGCTTCTTTTTCCAATGTTACATATTCTTTATCGTAGTTTCCTGCCGTTACTACGAAAGCTATGTCTTGTGATATGTATCCCGTTTTTGAAATTGTTGCGTTATATGCTCCTGCATCTAAGTATACTATCGTGTCTGTAGTTCCTTTCACTATTCCGTCTATTGTTACATTTGCCTTTATTCCTCCGGCGTTTATTACAACTCCCTGTACCGTTTTAGTTTCTGTCACATCTGTTGCACAAAATTCTCTGTTCTTATACAGAAATTCCATGTCTTCTGTATAAATCTTGAAAATCCCGTTTAAGCTCTGTAAACTTGCTTGCATCCAGCTTTCATCGGTTATGCATTTATTTGTTCCTTTTCCGAATTCCTCCGCGAGTGCTTTCTTCCTTGAATCGTACAGAACCATTCAGATTCCCCCCGATTTTCCGATTTCGTCTGCATTTATTGTTTCTTCTGTTTCTCCTCCATCAGCATCTAGTAATGTTACACTTCCTGCATCTACAAGTGCCTGTGCTGAAGTAATATCCCCATTTGCTAAATAATACACATACAATACGTCATTTTTTGATATAATCGTAGGTAATGCACTACTTTCTACCGTAGTTACCGTTTCAGCAAATTGTTTCCACTCATATGCGCTCGTAATTCTCATCATATACACACAATATAGATAAAGATACTTTTCTTTCGTTAGATGTTGTATTCCTCCTATTCCTCTTATGAATGTAGAGATGCTTGGTCCGATTTTTGTCAGGTTCATCGTCTTTGATACAGGGTAATCCCCGATAGTCACGGGTGTTTCTCTAGTTTTGTACCCGTTTGCTTTCACCTGTATTGTGTAGCTTCCCTTTTTCATTGTTATTGTTGTATTCACTGAACCCAATTGCATTCCGTTTCCTTTGTCTATTACCACTGCCGCTGGTACATCGCATTCTACGTATAGTGCTTCTGTTGTCGATTCTGCTTTTTCTGTGCTGCTGAAGCTCTTGCTGTCTCCTCCTCCGCCACTTCCTCCGCTTCCTGATTCCGCTGGTTGCTGTGCTCCACACAAAGTTCCTACGCAAGTGTAGAAATCTCCATTCAGCAAGTTTACTGCTTTATCTTTCGTTAGGAATCCTTTTTCTAGCATTATTTGTTGTACTTCGTCGGCAGTTTTTCCTTCTACGCCCAAGACAAACTCTTTTGCGTATTTTGCTCTATCTAGTGTGAATGTCGCGCTATCGTAACCCTGTTTCGTCTTAAATTCTGATGGTATCAATTCCTGACTTATATATCCTCCTTTTCCGTCATTTTCTGTTGGCGACCATACTTTTCCACTTCCGTCTACTACGTCTAACTTGTATTCAGTTCCTGTATAATCTACCCATTTCAGTGTCCCGTATAATGAATCTATTGTTATATCTTCTTGTGCTATGTTTTTCCAATTTCCGAAGAATTCTTCGTATGGATCTTTTAATTCAGCGTCATCATTTAGTAATTTTTTTGTCTCTGATACGCTTGCCTTTGATAAATCTCCTACCAAACTCACTAGTGTTTTTACATTTCCTTTTTTTGCCTCACTTTTTGCATACTCTACTATCTTCAGTGCTTCTTTATCTCCTGCTTGTATGTATTGTAATAAATATTTATCATCGTTTGCTTTATTCCAATCAAACTTTCCTGGTAATTTTGTCCATGCTTCAAATCCCGTCTGCTTTTCTATTGCTTTCCATGCGCCACTTTCTTGCAGATCTGGTTGTATCTTCAATAAATTCTCTTTTGGTTGTATTTCCACTAGCATCGCTGCTGTATTTTCGCTTGTGTACGAGTTTGTTAGCAATCCATTTAGTTCTGTAGCTCCTATAGTGTCATCTCTTATTCCAGATTCTACTATATCCTTAAATTTGTCTCCTTTACTCAATAAATTCACTGCTTCTTTGTCTGACATCCCTTTATCTGTCAAAGATTTTAGTGCTTTCGCGTAAGCACCTACTGCACATGCCATTAACTACCACCTCCGCACGCAGCTTCGAGAATTGCATTTGCTGTCTCTGTAGCATCCGTGTCTGCTGCATCTCTTACTTCGTCTGCTGTCATCGAGTTTAGATTTTTCTCCACATAAGGTTTCACAAATCCCGTTCCCTCACCAGATTTTGCTACTTCTTTCATTGTTACTGTACTGTCCTTTTCTTTTATCTTGTCGTATTGCAATTCTCCTGTTTCTTCGTCCGTGAATCCTGCATTTACTTCTTCTTTTTCTGTTGTCGTCAGTTTTGAGTATCGTTTTTTGTCTAATAGCGATCTTCCGTATTCTCCGTCCGAAGGTAAACTTACTTCTCCCGAAGAAGTTCCTGTAGCTGCTGCCATTCCTCCTGAAGATCCTCCTATTCCTGTTATTTTTTCCAGTGCAGCTAATCTTGTCGTTCCTCCCTTTTCCTTTAGATATGTAATTTCTATCTCCAAATTTCTTCTAGCTGCTTCTTCTGAAATTCCATCACGTTTCATTGCGTTTTTTACTGCTATTTCTTCTAATTCTGCTTCAGTTTTTGCTCCTGTTGCTGTAGTCGTAGTTCCAGAAGTTTTTGAATCCCCCCATGCCAAAATTTCATCTACAAACGTCTTATCTCCTTTACTGTTCTTCCATTCTTTCGCGTCGTCTCCTAATCCCCCTCTCAGTAAGTTTAAAGTTGCATAATCTACTGTTCCGTCACCCTTCCAGTAGTGATATAATGCTTCCATTGTTGCTTGATCGAGTGTAGATCCGTCCGGTGCAAGTTTTGTTTCATCTCCGTTTGAATATTTCTTTATCCAGTCCGCGTCTTTTGTTCCATATAGAGCTTTTCTGTTTTCTGAATAAAATGCTTCTTTTTCTTCTTCTGTTGTTGCTCTAAATCCCAACGCGCTCGAATCTTCTGTTGCCAGTCCTAAATTCTTTAATTCTATGAACATTCTCTTGTAATTGCTGTTAATAGATTCCATATTACTTCTCATTGGTGTATCTATATAAGCTCTTATGTAATCTCCGTAGTATGGTATCGATAAAAATAAACTATATGGCAATTCGTCCATTAAGTTGTTCCAATGGTTTAGATAACTATTTATATCGTTTATGCATTTCTCGCACAGTATCTTTTCCATTAAAGATTGTGGATTTTCGTCTCCGGTCTTGAATTGTTCATACAATCCTTGCATTTCTGCTATGTTCGTTGGTGTAGATGTTCCGAACCATAGAAGAGATTGTGGTATTGCATACAAAAACGTCACCGCTATTGTTGCTGCTCCCATTCCTCCTTTTACTATTGATGTTGTTGATCCAAATATCGATTTACTATTTTTTTCCCCCCCCACTATTCTCAGTTTGTCTTCTGTTTTCAAAGTGTCTATTTTTCTCAATGCTCTTTTTACTTTATCCCATCCTTCTGCTGTTATCTTATCAGATATGTTTTTTATTACTTCCAAGTCTGTGTCTTTTACGCCTTTTCCGTTTACTATGTTATCTATTACTCTATTTTCTTGTTTATTCAGTCCTTTTCCAAATAGTATTTCTTCTGCTTTTCCTGTTTCTGCCAGCTCTTGATCTATGCTTTGTATTTCTTTTATTGCATCTCTTCTGAATATATCGTCTGCTACCGACTGTCCTACATTTCTTTTTATTACATCGTATTCTGCTACTGCGTTTTCTCTTGTTAGCTTTGTGTAATCATAATTTTGTATAAAATCTGCTTCTTCTCTCCATTTCGCCAAATCTACTTCGTTTATCTTCTTTGCTTCTAATTGTGCTCTTATTGTTCTTTCTGTTTCTGGTGAAACATTTCCTCTTACTGCTAGTTTTGTTGCTTCTACGGTATTGTCTATCTTTGATAGAGCAATATCCACTTTATCCACCGTATCTAGCTGCCGTGTGCTCGCGTCCAGTGATTTATATGCTGTACTATTCTTTATTTTTACTATATCATCCATCCGCGATTCCCAGGTGTCTATTGCTGTTAAATCTCCTCCTTTCAAGAATCCTGCCGATTTCATCTCATCTATTTGCGATCCTAATACTGTTCTATAATTCGCTTCTAAATTTTTTAGTCTCTGAGTTTTATATGCATTTTCGAAATTTCTTCCCATTGCTCCTTTAGTTCCGAATTCTGCTCCAAACCAATTTGCCACTTGCTCTCGTAATGTTGCATATTCTGACGTATTTAATGTTCCTAAGTATGATTGTACCTGTGCATCCCCTGTTAATGCCGCGTTTAGCTTTTGTCCTGGCGAATTTGGTGTTTTATCTTCGCCATATTTCGTTATTTCTTTTGCTATTTCTTCTGTTCTTATTGGATCTGATATTTTTTCTGCTGCTTCTTTCTCTAATTCTCTCAATGGATTTAAAATTTCATCTAGTTTTCTTTTTCCGTATGTATTTACTTCTGACAGTTCTTTTGTTTTTTTTACTGTTGTTTCTGCACCTATTCTTTCGTTGCTAACTGTGGTTCTTTCTACTTCTTTTTCTACCGTTTTTCCTTCCATTATGTTTTTTAATTCATCTCTATCTCTATTTGCTCCACTCTTTGCTCTCAATGCTGCTGCGTTTGCATTACATTCTGTTGTCATTGTTTATTCACCTCCGTTTATTAATTCTCTTGCTCTTGTTGGACTTATGAATTGTATTCCTTCTGTCCTGTTCATATATGGTACGTATCCTGTTGGCATTCTGTAATTCATATTTTCTGAGTTCCAATATCCTATTTCTACTCCTGACATTTTTATTCCGTTACTTACTTTTTCGTAATCTTGCAATTCTTTGTATGTTAGCCCTGATTGATCTTCCCAATTCATTCTCCATAACATTTCTACATCATTCTCGTTTAGTCCTTCGAATCCTGCCATTTTTAATGCTCCGCTTATTTCTCCCTGCGATAGTCCTTTTTCTTTTGCTTTCTGTATTACTTCTTCTCGTGTTCCTGGTTCTGCTGGTGTTCTATCTATCTTTATTACTTGGTTATTTTCTGTTTTCTTTCCTGTTATTGCTCCTATACCTATTGCTGCTATTGTCCCTGCTCCTATTCCTGCTGCCATTGCTTTGTAGCTTATTACTGCATCTTTTGCTATAGTTTCTATTGTTTCTGCTGCCGTTTCTGCACATTTTACCGTTTCTACTTCTTTAAATCTTTCTTTTGTTGCCGTTTTTATTTCATCTGCTTCTTTTGCTATTTTTTCTTGTTCTTCTATTCTTTTTACCAGCGTATCCATATATTCTTTGTCTGTTATTTCTCCACTTATTTTTCTACTTCTTAACTCTACCAATTCGTCTTCCATTTCGTCCATGCGTATTTCATGCGATCGCAGTTTTGTTCTATCTGTTATTTCGTCTAATATCAATTTTTCTCTGTCTTTTGTTAATTTCAATTCTCCTATGTCTGTTATTTCTATTTCGTCTATGTTATTTGCTAATTTTGTTTTAAATTCGTTATCTGATACATTCTTAAACTCCTTTTTCCATTTTTCAGTCGCTTCCTTTGTTATATCGTTTGTTTTTGTTTGTGTTAATCTATCTAATGCGTCTCGTAAATCATCACATTTCCCTACCATCTAAACACACTCTCCTCTGTTTATGCAAGCAGTCAATTCTTCTTGCATTTCTTTCTTTAACTGTGCCAATTCATCTGCGTTATTTCTAGTCAAAGCATCTTTAACCAATTCATCTGTTAATGAAGTTGGATTTTTCTCATGCCACATAGCATCAAACGCTAATTCTCTATTTTCTGGTAGCCATAATGTCTTCAACTCGTCTGAGTTTAGTGGCATTCCTTCTGATATCTTGAATGCTGTCTTTTTCATGTCGTTACTCTTCTTTGAAAGTGTTTCTAATGCGTATTGCGATCTTTCTTTTGCCATTTGATTTACTAAAGTTTCTGGTGCTCCTTCGTTCGTCATCCTCAGTATCTTAGTTATACTCGTATCTGCATAATTGTTTGCATTTTTTCCTGCCAAGAGTACCGTTTGTTTGTGTATACTTGATTCTGCCATAGCTTTTGCTGCATCTTCTATATTTCCTTTCTTCAATTGTGCAATTGCATTCGTTGCTGCTTCTTTTGGCGTTGCTTTTCCTGGTTTTAATGTTTCTTTTATTTGTTCTATTTCTATTACTGTCGTTGTTGCTTTTTCTATTTGCGTTTTCTTTATTTCTATCAGTGCGTCTACGTTGTTTACTGCTTCTCTTGCTCTTTTTACTGAAGAAAGTGTTTCTATTGTTGCTTTTCCTTCTTCTTTTAGCTGTTTCGCGTAAGTAAGTTCTATTGCTTCTTTGTTGTCCATCAATGCTGTTCTTATATCGTAAAGCTCGTTTATATCTGAAGATGGCGTAACTAGCTTTGCTTTTTCCATCTTTTCTGCAGTTCCCGTCAATTCATTCCAAAATTCTGCTTTGATCTCTGCTTTTCTTTTCGTAGATATTCCTAATTTTTCAATTTCTGCTAAATCCGATTGTTCCATCACCTGTGTCAGTAATGATCTATTATTTCTCATTAGTGAAGTGAATTCTTTATCCGATAGTTTATTTATCGTCTTTGTATTAAATCCATATCGTAGTTCTATTACCTGTTCTCCTTTATCATTTAGTTTACTTGTTTCTGTTTGCGTTATTCCAAATTCTTTCATTTTCTGTTCTTCTATGGTGTTCCATCTCTTATAGAAGTCTGTTGTTTTAGTGTAATCTTCTATTTTTGTTACTGCTTCCGTAGGATTCAATATTTCCTTTGCTTTTGTTATGTATTTCTCCAAATCCGACTTAGTTATTCCTTTTTCTGTTGTCAAATATTTTATTTCGTCTACATTCAATTTTGCTATATCTTCTACGTTGTTTATCTTTCGTAATTCGCTTGTCCCGCTGTATCTAACTATCTTATCTGCCACACTTTCTGGCATCACATTTACTAATTCCAGTTCTGCACCAGAAATTGCCCGCGTTGCACCACTTACACTGGTCGTTGGTATTGAAACTGCTCCTTGTATATCCAGTTTCTTCATTTCTTCCAGTGCATTTGTTATTAAGTTGTAGTTTTCTGTTCCGTGTTCCAACGCGGTCGTTACCATATTTTCAACTGGCGTCCTTCCCAACTTTTCGCCTGCGTCGAAAAGTAATTTTCCAGCTACCGTAGAATCTCCCACAGCCGTTGTTGAAATCTCTTTGGCGAATGCCAAAGACGTATCTACAAATAAGTTATTTGCGTCTTTTAATATTGCTTTTACTGCTGTTCCTGTTGCTTCGTCTGATAGTTTTATTCCGGTTTCTATTACGTTGCTTATTGCCACTGGATCTTTTGATATTAATTCTGCTAGAGTTGATTTTATTGTTGTTATATCCGTTTTCACTATCGAGTCCACAAATATCTTCGAGTTTATTGGATTATCCACGGCCTTTTCAAAGCTTTTTGATATGTCCTGTACTACTGACAGTGGCTTCCAATCTGTCAGTTTCCCTCCTTCCAATACTTCTTTAATTCCTACGTCTGAAGCTTTTGCTATCCATCCTACTTCCGTTGTAGGTACGAAAAGCGTGCTTGCTATTGCGGTTGCCTTTGAGACTCCTGTTATTCCTTTATCCAATCTCGAAATTAATCCTACTTCTTTCCAAGCCTTTGCTACTGCTCCAACGTCTGCATTTAGTACTGTGAATGGTGATGCTATTAGATCTATTACTGGATCTCCTGTCATTTTCGGGCTTACTAATGCTTCTATTCCAGAGTTCAGGTACTTCCCTTGTAGATTTCCTGCCTCTTTATATGTTAGTGGTGCTTTTGCTTGCGCGTTTTCTATTACAGTTGGCCCGAATGCCGCAAGTGTCGCGTGCCCCAGTGTTGGATCTGATGCCATGTAGTTTATTTGATGCAATCCTTCGATTGTTTGTGTTACCTGTGCTAATTGCACTGGTGTAGCTGTCGTTAGGAATGTATATTTTGCTGTATCTTCACTTATTCCTGGCAGCAATTCTCCAATTGATTTTCCTTCTTTCAATTTGCTTGCAAATAAATCGTTTACTTGTTTTCCTTTTTCTGTAACTGATATCGAACTGCTTCCTGACCAATCTATTATGTTTAAAATCGGTGCAAATATGTTTGCTTTCCCTGATTTATCGTTTAAAGTTAGTATATCTCCGATGTTTAGTGCTGATTTTTGTCCTATTGTTATTAGTCCTGCTCTTTCTGCCGAGTATTCTGGTGTCATTATTCTATCGGCTAACCAGTTTCCTACCTGAGATACTACTGTTGGCGTTCCTTCCACTTCCCAGGTTTCCCAAAACCATTTTCCTTCCGTTCCTTTTATTGTTGATGCCTGCTCTATGTTAGTTGATAATGGCGTTGTATCTTGCTTTATTTCCAGTAAATTTGTTGCTAAATTACTATCAACTGTTAATTTTGCTCCTGTCAATCCTAACAGTTTATTTACCAGCGTTACTCCTTCTGATGAAAGTGTACTTTTCACACTTGCTACTGGTGCAACGATTGCGTTTTCTATTTTTGCTCCTTTAGTTTGTGCGTCTTTTAGAGTTGCCGCGTAAATTGGATTTTCTTTTGCTACATAAGAAACTAATTTTCCACCATTTCCCATGTCGTATGTTATTTTCGCTGCTGTAGTTGGTGCTCCTGCTCCGAATCCCGACGCTCCGTATATTACTAAAGTTTCTTTTCCTACTTCTACTACTCCTACCGATGTATTCTTGTCATCCTTTGCGAATTCTTTTTCTGCGTACTCAATTGCTTTGTTTTTGTCTGTGAAATATACATATTCCTGCTTCAAGTTTTTTCCATCTTTTACTGATACGTCTACTTTATATTTCCCGTCTTCTTTTGATACTATTCCATCAAAAGTTGCTGGTGTTATTCCTGATATCGTTGTATCAAATTTTCCTTTAGTTGGCGTATATGTTGCTTCTTTCGTTGTTATTTTTGTTTCTTTCTTTTCTGTTGCTATATTTCCCTGTTTAATCGTTGTCGTCTGTGGTAAAACTGGATATATGCTCGATTCCGAGGGATGTTCTGACATATATTCCATATATTCAGACATTATGCTTTTTGTTGGCACTCCTCCACTTGCTAATTGTTCCTGTGTAACTTTCCCGCTACTTAGTAAAGTCTTTAGTAATTCTGGTTTCTTTTGTAAGTCTTCTGTTTTAAAGTACATTTGCCCTTCTGGTAACGTCATCTTGCTTATTAGTACTGTTCCTGAATATCCTTGATCTTTTAGTAATTGAGTTTGTAATTTATTCAATGTTACATTAATTATTTTTGTTTTTTCTAATTCCGGTGCTGTCACTATCTCATTTACCAGATTTAGTGTGTTAGTTTTTAGCGTATTTACTCCTGTTATTGCATCATTCATTAATTGCTTCTGCAATTCTTCTGAAGTTGTTGATTTTAGTGTATTTTGTGTTACCACTCCTAAACTTTCTAATTGCTTGCTTGCCTCGTAGTTTAGTCCGGTCAATGCTTGCTGTACCACGGATGCTTTTAGTCCGTTTGTTATATCAGTTATTCCTTTTGTCGCGTTTTCTAATATTTTTTTTACTGAATCCGATGCTTGTATTGTGTTTATTGCTTTCAGCGATGTTGCTGGCAACGATGATACATAATTGTTCAACGTGTTTGTGTACTGTGAGTTATTTAGTGAAATCTTTGCTTGTGATATGAAACTTGATAATCCGCTTGACGTTTTTATGTTTCCTGTATAATTTGATACAGGTTTAAATGCAAATACCATTTACTTTCTCCTCCCTGCTTCTTTTACTTTATTTATGTTATTTTCAATTTCTTTCTTTGCTTTTGCTATTTCTTCTTTGATCTTTTGCTCGTTTGTCATTGCCATAGTCAAACCTTTTATACACCCTTCGCATAAATATCTCTCCTATGATTACTGTTGAGATTCCTGTTGGCGTATCTCGGTCTACTTCTTCTCGTAGATCTGTCCTATGCGAGTCTCTTCTCCCTGCTAAATCTGAAGACAAGGATGCTGAATTAAATGGTCACCGGCTACAGTAGTACACCTATTGCAGAGGCCCGCCAGAGGCTACAGGACATCCTCAAGGGCATTGATGCTATCCGCAAGATCCAGGACGATGCCCGCAACGCGGAGCAGTACTATCAAGATCCTGCTGGCCTTTATACAGCCGCCAGACAAGACCTGCTGGCCCTATCCAAAGATTTTGATATATTTAAGAAATTTGTTAAAGATAATGAATCCAAGTTGCTTGCTGACGAATCCAAGTATTACGCATACAAGAACGAGTCTATTGATAGGCAAATTGATTTTCTTGAGGCCACCATAGTTACTCCAAGCATAAATTCTCCGCTGCCCGTTGGTGCTGAGAATGATACGGACGTTGGCCGCAGCTTCAAAGGCAAAATCGTGTCTGTTGCAGATGGTGACACTGTAACTGTTGCTCAGTACATGGATGAAACTGGTTCCATCTCTCAGAACCGTACTGTGCGTATTGCTGGCATTGATACTCCTGAAGGCGGCACTTCTCGCGGCAAGAAGGTTCTTTCTGCTACCACCACATTTTGGCTTGGCAAAGAAGTTACCGTGTACTACGACCGCCACACTCCTAATGATCTATATGGCCGTGTCTTGGGCACTGTCTACTTTGAAGATACCAATTTTGCTCTGTGGAGTATTGGCAATTGCTACACAGAACCTAACCTCAAGTTCGAGAAGAATCACTTTGTAGATCCTGTAGAGTTTAAGCAGGCCGCAAAGAAGTGTTTAATTGGCTATCCTGAAATCGGCTCAGTTAAAATCCTTTCCAAGCCTCCTCACGCAGTTATTCATTTCGGCAAAGTTGGTGATGAGGTTCAGCAAAATAAAGATGTAACTCCTTGCGAAATAGAATTACCCATAGGAAAATACGTATTCATAGCATCCTTTCCCGGTTACTCCTCGCTGCGCGAGGAGTATGAGATTTCTGCGGAGAAGGTACAGCTCCCGGTGTTTGTGCTTCCTAAGATTCCGGTTGAAACTGGATTTGTCGCCATAAGTACAGTTCCATTTGATTCCCAGGCAATTGTTTCCATAGATGGTACTATCACTGGCCGTTCTCCTGTTACTGTTGAATTACCTCTCGATGTTCCTGTTAAGGTATCCGTTTCTTCTGAAGAGTATAAAACCGAAGAGGAGTCTGTTATTCCTGTTATAGATAAGACCGTTGGTGTTGTATTTACTTTAGAAAAGCTCTGAACTAACCCATTCCTGCTAATATTTCAAATCCTTTTATGTATTGCTCGTTTTGTTCTTGTAAAAATAGTACATATTCCCATTCTTTCGACAATTCTATTATTTCTTTTATTTCTAAAAATTCTAATTCTCCGTCTTCATTGAATTCTCCTCTGAACTCCCATAAAGACGGTTCGTTCATTAGCTTACGTCCCTATTTCTGTCTTCTTCTGTTTTTTCTTGTGCGTTTCTTGCTTCCTCCACTGCATTATCTTTTGCTATTATCATGTTTGCCATATCAAACGCATTTTTCTGCTGCATTTCTACCATTTCGTGTAGCATTTTTGGTGTGGTGCTGCTATTAAATTCTTCTATCAAAACTCCGCCATAAGTTAATGTGCATATTTTTGGTTTCTTCGTTTTATCATCAATTGCTGAAAAAACCATTCCTACTGGAATGTTCAATACTTCATCTACGTAAATTTCCAGGTTTCTTATAGAAAGTCTCATCTTCCCTGGATGATCTTCTACGTCTTCTGTGATACTTGGTCGCATAGTATACTATGCTGAATCATGATATATAAAACCGTCTTCTTCTCATGTACCATTGTTCCGGTATCTATTTATTCTATACTTCGCACTATTTAATTATGATATGCAATGTTGTTGATATTGCCAATAGCAAAATTAAAAAGCTTGACATCGATGATCCCGATTGGGTTTCGTGGTTTAATCGCAATTATACATCTATAGTTGCTATGCCTGGTGAGCTTGAAATGCTTCTTAAAGAAGCTGGTAGTAATCAATTGTGTGTTATTGTTGCAATTGAGAGATAAAAATGTTCTAATACGGCTTAGTTAAGCCGTACTCTGCTCACTTTCTCAGGCACTTCTTCACAGAGTCCTTGAAGGCTACTCCCTTCAGACCCTTCGCGGCCTTCGCGCAGCTAGTCAGAACTCCCTGCTGTGCTCTGATCTTATCCGGGTTTCCGCCTGTTACGTGCAGGAACCTCATTCCCATTCCGCCCTTCTTGATGCCGATTCTCAGAGACGGATTTCCCATCTCTCCCGGTTTAATAGTCTTCGCCATTATTATGCACCAAGTTCTTCTTTGTTTCTGTTATATAAAAAGAAATGTACTAAAAAATGTTTTTACTCTTCTAATATGCTTAGAAACACCTCATCATTTTCATCTACCATTCTCAGTAGCTTCTTTTCTTCCGTATAAAGCTCTGTTCCTGTGGCGTCTTTCAATACTATCGTTCCATCTAATATTTCTATTGTTTCTGCCAATTTATACAAATTTTTGTTTCCCGATTTGAATGATTCTACCATTCCCGCTTCTATTAATGCGTCTAGTCTGTACTTTATTCTTTCTGCACATGTTCTTACGTTTATTTTCTTTTCTTTTGCCAATTTCTTTGCTATTCCGCTTGCGGGCAATGGCAATTGCCCGTTCATGCATAAAATTATTTTAACTAGAATTTTGTCCATTCTCTCTCTCCTCTTGCGATTTTAAGCATTCGGTCATTGCTTCTTCTTTTGTCTTCGGTGTCGTTTTTCCACATCTTTTTGTGCTTACGCACATTCTCGTTGGTCTTCCTGGTATCTCGTCTGCTAACTCCGCCATTGAATCGCTTACGCATTCGTGAAACGGTTTTATCACTTGCGTTTCATTCTCTTCTAACGCCGTTTCGGGTTTTTCTTCGGTTTTGCCTGTCTCTGGTCTTTGCTGTTCGTTCTTTTCCTCTTCCATCTTCGTCAAATCCGCGTCGGCTCCTATGAAAGTTTGCTGCATCAGTTCTGCCCTATGCAGCGCATCATTCCTTTCTAGTGCGCAGGCCAGAGGATCTTTTTCGCATTCCGATTTCAGGAAAGCAAGTTTTCTTGCGTAACCTTGCATGTACTTTTCACATTCACCACATTTATGCGCTTCTGCATCTTTTTCTACTAATTCCTTTGCCGCGTCTATTGTTTCTATTGCATCTTCCATCGTTGTCGTTGTGTCTATCGATAGCAGTAACCCTTTTGCATCTTCCAGCGTTTCTACTGCTCCTGCTATCTCATCGTTCTTTATAACCATGTCTGGTTCCTCTGGTTCTTCTCCTATATGTTCATAAAATTTACATGTACAATCGTTGCATGGGCACACTTTTCCGCATGGGCAAAGCCCGTTATTTCTATTCAGGTTCTTCGCCCAATCTATTGCGTCCCTATGGTCCATTATTTTTAGACCGTTTGCTGCTCCGAAAGCCTGTAGGTCTTCTGCTGTTATCGATGTCATCTTATAATCCTCTTGCTTCTTCTTTTTTTGTGTATCTATTGTATAGTTCCTGTTCTTCTTTTGTTACTGCTATTCCTTTTTCAAGTTTCTGTCCTACCTTCTTTATTATTAGCTTTCTTACCATTGCGTTGTGAATTTCCGGGAATGCCGCAATTCCGTTTATTCCTGCTCTATCATAAGTTTCCTCTAGTATCTGTTCCGCGCTCATTTTCGTTGGGTCGATTCCGTTTGCCCACTCCATACAAGCTCCTTGCTTTTCTTCATCTTTTATTGTTCCGCACGCCACATTTGCTATAGCAATTCCCGCAAACATATTATCCATTTCACATCTTGGACATTTCTTTTCTTTAATATCACTCATATTTGTATCTCTCCTCTTTGTAATCTACTAACAAGTTCCATAACTGCGTGATCTTGACCTACTTCATCGCTTACTGAATCTAAAATTATGTGAAAATATGCTGAAAGCATAGCAGTATAGTTTTCTCCCATCATATAATATACATCATACACTGCTTGCATGTCATGAAAATACTTTCTGTGATTAGATTGCATATATGGTTGCGCTTGATCCATATATTTATGCACTTCTGGAAAGAAATTTCCTCTGCCGAATAGAATCTCATCGAGAATTATGTGAATTGGATGAGACGGCATCTTTTTCCTCCTTTTCTGCTATTACTATTTTTTCGAACATCTTTTCCCAATATTCCGCACCTCTCCTACAACAATCTTCACAGAACATTCCTGGCGTGTTTCTTATTATTCCTTCCCCTCTTAAAATCTTGTCCATTTCCGATGCAATCATTCCAGCTCTTTTATATCGTTCAATCTGGTTCGCATTCACATAGAATTGTATCTTTACCTGTTTCCCTGATGGCGTTTTTGGTAATCTTTCCCACGCCGTAGAATTGTCGTTTTTTCCCTTCCTGCGCGTCTTCTGCTTCCTCCTTTTTATTGTTTTTTTAGTTTTCATGTATCTATTAGAGTAGTAACCTAAATATATCTCTTTCTACCTTAGTATCCAATATGGCTGTCAAAGAAAAGGAAAAAGAAAAGTCTGAATCTTCTAAGAAGGAAAAAGATCTCAGTGATCAAAATCCTATTGATATTGCTTCAAAGGCCATTCAATCTGATCCCGTTTCTGCTCTTCCTCCTACTATTTCGCTCTCAGATGGTGGAATTCCCAAAGATCCGCTTCAAATGAAGCGTGCTATTCAGGATGAGATGATTTCAGATGCTTTCGAGAAACTTAGGTGGAACATGGTAGATGGTGCGCTCGCGCAGAGCAAGGCGTATAAGGCTCGTGAGGAAAAAGAGCTTGCAGATGCTACTAGAAATAATTTGAATCCTGCTGCTTCTCCTTCTCCTGTAGCTGTTGCTGGTATAAATCCGGGTGGCCTTCTTCAACCTCACAACGACAGGGCTGCAATAATTGATGCTGCGCTCAAAGGGCTTGACTCTGACGAAGCAAAGCTTAAGTTCCTTAATGAGCCTCCTACGTGGCTTTCTTCCCCGGTCAATGTTTCCGGTGGCGTCCCTCGGCAGTTTCCTCCGTCTGTTGCTCCTGTTCCATCTCCCGTTTCATCTGATCCTGTTTCGATTATACGTGATGTTAGTTCTATGATTGTTGATCAGCTAAAGGCTGGTATGGATATCCAGAAGGCGGTTAATCCTCAATCTTCTTCAAATTCTGGTTCTGGAACTCCAAGTGTTGTTGAAGTTATTGATAAATTTAAAGAAATCAATAAAACTACTACTGATGCATTTACTAATCTGTTCAAGGAGTCCCAGGACCAGACCAAGAAGCTTATTGATGATCTTAAAGAGGCAAATACTAAATTGATGGAAGATAAATCAAAATTGCAGATGGATATGATTGATAAAGATCGTGAATATATGAGAGAACATATCAAGCGCCTCGAAACTGCTCTTTCTCAACCGCGTCCTCAATATCGCGAGGTTATTGAAGAGGCTCGATCCAATGGCGTAAAAATAACTACCGATACCCCTGAATGGGAGCGTGCTAGGGCTGAAATTGCGCGTGAGGATAGAAAATTGGAACATCAACTTACGCAAGCTGAAAAGAAATCTGATCTCGAATTAATTCGTGAGAAACGCAGGTTTGCTATGGCTAATGTTGCCGGATCTATGGCCGGTAGGCTTTTTGATGGTTTAATTGGTGGCCAGGAGCTTAAAAAACATAAAATGTCTCCCGACGCAACCGCAGTTGCTACGAGGTTCTAGTTATGGGCGAAGTTTTAGTTAATCCCATAGTTTATACCATGCTTGGTCATGTTTCGCATACAGATAATTTCCCATCCGAGGATTACGCAGTTGAGTTATATGCTCAGATGCGTATTCTTTCTTCCGATGACATTGTTTCTCTCATTTGCAGCAATGATATGTTTATCTCGTATGCCGATCAGATTAAAATGGCTATTAATGGCATGGACATTAAAGGTATTGGTTTGGTTCTTATTCAATTCATTGATGCCAATTGGCCTAGTCTTATGCAAATGATAAATAGTAGTGACGCTGAATTTGAGTTATTTAAGTCCGTAGTTATCAAGCTTGTTGATGAAATTCGTAGAGATCCTGGTGATGGTGAAATAGATGGAAACGTACAAGGGTAAGAATGGTATCCTCGTTGGGGATAATGGCGATACCTGGCGGGCCTTTAGCCCTTCGGCCAATAATGTACAAGACCCGCAGCAGTATGAATATAAAGGCCATAGTGGAAAGCCTACAGGAATTTATTATTATATGGGCTTCGATCCATCCGCCGATGCTGGCAAAGGTGGTACCCGGATCGCATTCTGTGATTATCCCAAGGATCGCTATACCCTCGAAGAAATTGTCGATGGCGAAGACACCCCATTCATATTAATGAATTGTAATGTCTGTCACGCTATGGATAATGCCGCAAAACGCACAGGCAGGCTCCCTTATGCTTCTTCCGTTCCTGCGCCTGTGGCGCAGGAACAAATGGCTCCTTCCTATCCCGCTCCTGCCGCGCAGGAGCGGCTTAGTGTCGGCCCTGTTGTTGCTGCTGCGCTTCCTAAGTGGTTGCCGAAGGGAATTCAGATTGCTAAGGCGCTTTCGCTTAAGCCTGTTGGAGATGCTACGGTCACACTTGGGCTTAGTTTCTTGGCGGATTTTGCATCTGGGCTGTTCCCTGATCCTTCTACTAGACAGGTTTTGCAGTCATTTTCAGATGACATGATTGATTCTCTTGATCCTGATATTGTTAAGCATATCCAGGATCAGGCGCTTGATGTTGGTGAGGCCGCGCTTAAGGACGGAGATGCTGTAATTTCTCGAAAAATGCTCAAGAGTATGATGTTTAAGACTCGTGGAGATCTTAAGAAGGAAGTTGAAGATGAAAAGAAGAAACGCGATCAACAGCAAAATAATTCGCGTGCATCTTCGTTGTATCCTGCTTCATCTCCATCTCCTGTCTTCAATATTCCTGAAAATAGTGGAAGATTGGGCATACCGAGGCTCTTCGAATGAATAGTTTATCTGAAATTCGTGCAATATTTGATTCTGATATAGATCAATCTGTTGCACGATTTCAGACAAAACTAGATTTTTTAGTAAATCCTATCATTTCTCAGATTCAAGCAGTTCCTTACGAGCCGTCCACCGCCACTTCTGTGTTTGATAATACTACAGTCGCTTTTTCTCTTGGTATTGGTGATTCTAAATCTGGAATCTACGGAGATTTCGTTGTAGATTTGTCTGCTTCTGTCGAAAAGTGCTCTCAATCCATAAATAGGTACGTTTCTAATTCAATGATTACTTCCCAACAGCAACTAGACTCTATTCAAAGTGAAATAACTTCTCTTTCTTCACATATATCTTCTTATTCCACAGAAGCTACTACTAAAGTTGGAAATCTTATTACATCCGCTAGTAATGAGTTTTCTTCTGCTTTACTCATTGCTCAAACCAAAGCTTCCGAATATTTCATTAATTACCTAACAGATTCTTATTTAGGTGCAATTGAGCGTGCTGACAATCACGCTCAAGAGTCCATAGATAGATTGAAATCTATTTATGCTTCTTATAAAACGCTCCCTTCTAGTTTTTATTCTGATGTAAATAACATTCTTACTGAAATTTCTGATACGTATAATGATTCCATTGATAAAGCAAATACTACGTATAATGATTCTATAGCTTCTTATAAATACTGGTCTTCTTCTGCTCAGAATCTTATAGTTTCTAGTCAATCTCGTATTAGTGCTGCATTGTCTTCGTCAAATGCTAAGATATCAGCGTTGTTCACTTCTCTCTCATCTGATTTGTATAACAAAGCAGATTATGCTTTTGCTGTTGCTATTACCGTTCTTTCTTCCAAGATGTTTACTGAATCTATTAGAATTCGTAATGATTTGAACAATCTTGTATCTTCCTTATCTGAACGAGCCAATGGAACTCTCAAGATCATTGATAGATATTTCAAAGATGCTTATCATCCCATTTATGTTGATGGTTCTGATTATAGAAATGGTAAGGCTACCGTAATGAATGGTGCTTCGCAGTTAGTATCTGATGAAGTTAATTCTATAATCAATGAATATAATACTAAAACTGGTGTTATTAGTTCTAATTATAGTTCGTTTCTTGAATCTCTTCAGACTGATGTAATATCCTATATCAATAACAATGTTCCCGGTTTAACTGAAGAACAATTGTCTACCATTGAATCAAAGTTGTCTATTGCCATTAATAAATACAATGATAGAATTTCCAATTACTTTACCGTGTATTCTACTAAATTGAGTACTGTTTCTGATGGCATTTCATCTTATCTTACTCGTATTTCTGATAAATATTACAAAACCCTTCCACTTCTTAGATATACAGGCGCAAGTACTGCTCCTGCTAATATAACTAAAACTATTTCGTACGTAGATGACAAAGATACCGATGATACCAGTGATGATGTTACTGTTTATAATAACAAATTTACATTTGATGTAACAAATATTGGTCAAACTGCATGGCAAGGTTGGTTTGGTATAAGGCTCACTTCTTCTGTCGATTATGATACGTATGCTGCTAATTATCTTGAGGAAACTGGCGATACTTATACTGGCGATTACGAAGTTCCTTATTTTAAATGGAATAAGCGCCTTGGACTTGAATCTTTGCTTCCTGGCCAAACTAAATCATTCAGTATCATAGTTCCTGGTAGTTTAATTTATAATTTAGATGAACTTGGTGATAATGTTATACCTAGTGTAATTGTAAATACTGTTAGGGGGATTTCTTCATCACTTCTCTCGAATTAGCCGAGTCTCAAGTTTCTTTAGCATATAGCGAAGCTAATGCTTTGCTTGGACATGCTATTGATGTAGCTGCTCCATATATTAAGCTACATCCTGTTAAGATGTATGTCGATGGCACCAAATTTAGAACTTCTATCTCCGATTTGCTTAATGGTACTAGAAATGAAGTGCTTTCGAAGATTAATGAAGCTTTATCTTTGTTTAGTACTCGCTCTCAAAATGCTTCCATAGATTACAATGAAACTATCACTACTACTGCTGAGGCTAGTGATTTTTCTACCTATATCAAAGATTACTCCGATAAACTTACTGCTGCTGCTCAAGTTGTACTTGATAACGTAGATTCTCTCATAGAATCTCACACACTCGATAGACCACTTCTTAGAGCTACTGGCAATCGTAAAATGGTCCCATCTACATTAAATTTTGATGGAATTACTACATTTTCCTACGAGTTTAAGAATGTTGGTAATAAAATTTGGTCTGGCTGGATGACTTTGAAACTCACTGATCAATATAAAAAGAGCGTTTCCGTAGATTTTGCTCCATCAAATATTCCCGTTGTAGATCCTGGTGAAACTGTGTGGCTTTCTAGGGAAATTACCGTTGAAAAAACTCAATATGTAAATGGTAGCCCTCGCACGTGGGGTTCTACTACAAAGATCCAAGTAGGAATTTATACAAGAAATGCGTAGGTGTTTAATATGGCTGATACCCTTGATGAAGGCATTATAACTGAGGAGTTTTCGACTGGAAATTCCACTAAAGTTTCCTCCTCTAATACGACCGAACCGACACAAGAATTTAGTTTTGGTACTGTTCCTGTTGCTGAATCGCTTTCTGAAACCGAAGAAGGTAATCCTTCCTCTCTAGTCGAAGAGTCTGAAGTTGCATCTCCTTCTACTCCTGTCGTTCTTCCTGCTGCTACTGCTGCATCTGGCGATATGGTTTCATTGGATAACTTAAAGGCCGTTTCTGCTATGTTTGAAAATGATTGTCAAACCATGCAGCAAATAATTGATGGATCTGGCCTCGATAAGTCTACAGTCATGGCTTGTGTTAAATGGCTCACAGATAATGGCCTTCTTTCTGTTAGCAAATCTAAAAAGTTCTATTGCACCATAGATAATGTGTCTGCAATGCAAAATCAGTTTAAAATGTGTCAAAAATGCTTTTCTAAGTGATCGCGCTTCGCGCGATCACCAAAAATGTGCTGGTTCTATGTTCATCGTTGGTAAATGTAGGCACAATGTGAACATTCCGGTTTCAATATCAATCAGTAATTTTCCACATACACGGCATCTTGGCTTTTCTATTTTGTCTATCATTTTGTTTACGTCATTTCTTATGTGTATCAATTCTGCTAATGCATAATTACTGTTTGCTTTTTCTTTATTGCATTTCGTTTTTACTTCTTTCATTTCATTTTTTATACACTCTTCACATCTTTTTACCTGTTTTCCTTCGTCTATCAATAATTTACTTAATATTTCGCAGTTGTAATTACTAGTTCCTTTTTCATCAAATCTCTCTAAGTATTCGCACTTATAGCAAGTCTCATCTTTACATTCTATTTCTATTACTATTTTTCTCTTTTCTTTCATTCCTATATTCTCCTGTATATTGCTTCTATACTTATGCAAACTCCTTTTGATCTTCCTCTTATTACTACAGTTTTCCTTTCCGGTGCATCCATTGCATCTAATATGTATTTTTCTCCTTTCTTTATTCTTTTTTCGTACATTTCTCCCATTTTTATCGTTGCTTCCGTTTCTGCGCGATTATCATTTCCTTCTACTGTTATTACTAGCATTTTACATGTTTCATGTTTTCTTGGTTTCAATGTTCTTATTTTTCTTCCCTCGAAATTCATCGCTACTACTCTATCAGTCATCTTCTAAAACTCCTTTATTACTCCGAATGGGTCCATGTATACTGCCATTGTAAATTGTCCTTCATCCATGCATTTTATTACTTCTCCTTTCTTTAGTGCTTCTAAATCTTCGTCAGATAGTCCTTCTTTATATTCCATCTTTCTTCCGTTGCAAATTATTGGTCTTATTTCGCAATTAACTCCGTTTTTTGTTGCCGTTTCTGCTATTGTAAATTCACCTCTACATTCTTCACTGCAAAAATAGTGTGATTGGCTTATTGGTTCTTCTATCCCGAATCCTATGCAAGCTTTTCCCAATTCTGTTGCTGTTCCACACATTGCGCATTCTACAACTGTTGCCTTTTCTGCCATGTTCCCTCAAAAAATAAAATCCCGCGCCGCTCGCTAGCGGCGCGGTGTTCATCCTAAAACTATTACTGGTCTTTGCTTTTTCATTGCGTTTCGCATTCTTTTCATCACGGTTGCTGGATCTTCGTTCTTTTCTATGATCCATTGCCCGCGTGTCCAGTCTTTTGCGAATGCGTCTTTGTAGATTACTTGTGCGCTCATTGGAAGAGCTACTAATCTATCGTAGTCTATATATTTTAGCCCGTCTTTTCCGTCTTTCAGCGGTACATCCGGTCCTGCAATTCCGCTAGGCTGCTCCCATTCAAATCCTTCTGGAATATCACAAGGCAACCATCCATGTTTATTTTCTTCATCTACACTTGGTCTATCATTCTTTACTCCGCAAGTGAAACATAGTGTTGTAGTTGTATCATCGTTTAGGAATTTTACTGGATATCCACACTTTCCGCACTTAAATCCTTCAAATACCTTCTGTTTTGCTATAATAGTCGTATTTTCTTCCATCTTACATCACTCCTTCTTTCCCAAGTTTGCTATAAATTCTTCTACTGAAACTTCTGGTGCTACTATTTCCGACAATTCTACTGGCGAAGTATTCCCATATCCATCATTTATTGATTCAAATAGCTTCGTTGTAGCATTTGCCCAATCCGAATTCGCCTTCTCCGATCTCAAAGCCTCCGCCGCCGCATCGTCCACATCTGTAAAGTGCTTTCCTTTCATTACATCGTCGTTTGCGAACGACGATGAATTAAACGCTACAGGGTTCGTATTTCTTAGGTCAATTGCTCCTGTGTTTTGCACTTTTCCTGCATCGTTTATTGCGTCTAACGGTGTTCCCGCACATATCGCCATCGTCGCGACGATGGCGATTAAGATTAAAAGTTTCTTATTCATTCTATTAAACTCCATTTCATATTATTCCTGTGTATTTCTCTTCTTTTGGTTTATGAGTTTCCATGAAGTTCTGTATCGCGTCTTTCATCACCTTTGTCATTGTAGTCTTATGGTCTATGCACAATTTCTGAAACCTCTCCTTATAGTCTTCGTCTACTAGTATTCCCATGTGTACTTTTTTAGCCATTCTTCATATATGTTGTTTTATTACTATATTATGTTTTCGTTCATTTATTGTTTAAGTCTATTTTGTTTATATATAATCACGTTTCAGTCTTATTTTGGAGGAATTTGAATCGCTGCGTATGTTGTTGAACCGTTCGACTTCAATTTTGCATTCGCTACCACCAATCTTGCAGTAGGAAATGCTGCAAAGGTTGGTGAGGCTTCGGCCTATAAGGTTAGTGGCGAACAGCAAAATCAAGCAACGCCCCTTGTAATCCCGTCCGAGGGTTTCGGAGAAATCGCAGGACTTGAAATATTCGCAGGTGTCAAGAATGGCATGTATGAGCATCTTGATACCGTGAAGGTGTATATTGGTGGTCAGTCTTATAACGATCAGGTGTTCAATGAGCTAACTGCTCCTGGATTTAGCCCGTTCCGGCCTGATCCGCTTGCTGCTGTTGGCCTTAGACATGGTGTCATGCCTATTAACTTTGGTTTGCCTATGCTTATGGGTGGCAGACCTGAAGAGGCTTGCCCGAAGGTTCCAAGCGGCAAGGCAATTGAGGTAGAAGTTACCTGCCCGCCGTCTGCTGAAGGTGGCGTAGCTCTTACCAAGGATCTTACCGTCCGGCTCTGGATGGTTAAGGTTCAGGGAGTCCAGAAGCTTAAGGATCTCTTGAAGTTCCAGAGTGCTTATACAGGTCAGCATTATTACGATGGAAATACTCTCAACTGTGATTTCGATCTTGGAGATCTCGAAGTCGCTGAGAAGATGCCTGTAAGGTCCAAGCTCACATCTAACCCCATCAAGAACATGATTCCTGAACAGGGTACATTTGAGCCGCAGGAACATTGGGGTAAGCTCCCTGGTGGCATGGAGCAGGACAGGCCCAAGCTGCATGTCTTCTCCGTCTTCGCGAAACAGATGGCAGATACTACGGTAAATGAGTATTACCAGTACGTAATGCAGAGTCAGCAGGTCCAGGATAAGTATTACGAGCTTTATTGGGACTTTACCAAGCGCGATGCCTTGAAGATTACCCATCTTGGTTTCAAGAATCCGCCCACTGGTGTAATTAAGAATCTGTGGCTGCGCCGCTCTGGTCGCGAGCTTGAGCAGGTGTACGAGGTACAGGCCGCAAAGAACCCGTTCGCCATGCCTGCTACCAGAGATCCCGGCACGTTCGTGTATGCTGGCCCTACTAAGCTCCCCAAGCCGTTTATCGTCTGGAATGAAATTGGCTCTATCGAGCAGAAGGATGATGGAACTGCTGTTGATGGCTGGACTGCTCTTAATCGCAATGCTGCTGGTATCTATGCCAGAGGTATTCGTTATGAGCTTAATGAAAAGGAGGTCTAAAGATGGCTAAATTTGAGTGGCAGCTTACCAGTATAACCTCTGGTGAAACTACCTTTTATGAGAGCGATTCCGGTGGCGTGTATTATGGTGCGCTGTTCGGTGTCGCTGGTCTGTGGATTCGACTTCCTAGTAGGGCACCTGCTATCGAGGATATTATTCTCACTGCTGCCGCCGTAGGCTCCAATGATGGACTTTATTCTCGTAGGTCTACCTGTACCGGAGGCACTGGCGGAGTTAATAACCGTGAGGTTGTCAGTGGCCTACAGGTTGCCGGATTCGAGAAAGGTGGCCGGTGGATTAGAATCGATAGAACCACCACGCTCCCTGCAAAGATGGCTGTAGGCAGTGCTAAGAAGAATCTCGTACTGTTCTATACCGCAGTCGGTGAAGGAACAACCCTTGATCTGTAAATTAAATTCTCGCGCCTGCTGGCGCGAGAATTTAATATTTTTCTTTAAAATCGCATTGGTCCATTGAAACTTGTCGCTTTTAACGCTTGTTGTACTACTTCATCTTTTATTTTTCTTCCATTTATGTAATATCCTGCTTCTTCTTTGCTGCAATACTTTATCGTCGTTTTTATTGTTTCTCCTTTTTCATTTGTTGTTATGTCTGTTCTCATTGGTTTTAGTTCACTTAGTTTTATTACCGGCATAAAAATTCCTCCAAATCTCCGCGCTTCAGCGCGGAGATTTTATCGGCTCCACCTCTATTACCATAATTGGTTCGGTTTTGTCCCAATTTATGTCTTTGTGTACTTCTTTTATGCCTTTCTCTAGTGCTGGACATGCTTCTGCCATTCTTTTTATTCTCAATTGTGCTTTTCGTCCAGTTTCATCTACTACCATCATATAGTCGTTTCCTGTGAATTGCCTAAATTCCTGTGTTTTTTTACCTGATAATATATCATCAAGGTATTTCGAATTAATTTTTGCTTGAAGTATCAACGTTATTTCTCCATTATGCATTCATTACCCAATTAATGATATGCTTCCAACGAATTATTTGTTTTTCTGCTTCAAAGTTCTCTTTTACCCATTCTTTTGCTCTTTCCTTTTCTACGAATAAGCTTCCAATTTTTTCTTTTTCTATTACCTCTTGTATTACTTCTTTCATATCTAAATTCCACAACGTAGTCATAGGTAAATCTGGATGTAGGCAATAGCACCAAGGATCTATGTTACTCACCACTGTTTGTCCTAAAACTAGCCCTTCCAGTGAGTTTCCGGCGTTATAGTGTGTATCTCCTAATGAATCCAGTATAATGTGATATTTGGCCTTCTCCTTAATTGCTTCTTCCCACGTTAAACCAGTTATTCTCTTGTATTCTATTTCTCCTGATTCAATATATGGTTTTAATATTGCTTCAAATTGCTCTGTTCCTTTGTACTTTATCTTTGTAGGTGCATGGCACACTGAAATTTTGTTATTTTTATCTATTCCTTTTGTCAATTCGTTTATTCTTTCTATTGGTACTATCCAGTTCTCGAAAGGTGGAGCGCATAGCTTAGTTGAAAGAGTAGTGTCGCATTGCATTGGAAAAATTTTCCAACCTCTGAATTGTTCCATTCTCCAATAGTCTACTCTCTCGCGCAATCTGCTTCCTGTTCCATTAATTATTGTATTTTTGTGAGTTGCCCATTTTCTCAAAGGAATTTCTTCGAAATCAAACAACTGGTCTTGCAAAATAAACATATCCGTATCTCTTGCGTATTCTGCTGCTTCATCCATGTCCTTTTCTACTGTCCAGTCTGTAGGATAACCCAAATAAGTATCCCTGCACACCATCGATTTAGCTTCCCATCCCAAATATTTCCTCATGGCTTGCGCCAAGAGGAAATTTTGTTGTGCGTTGTCCGTTTCTGCTAGTAGAAGTATTCGAATTCTAATCACTTCCCGGTTGTGTCATATTAAAATCGTTTTCTACTATATACGCATTTTTTGTCTTTGCGTTAAAATTCCCATTTGAATAAATTATCATTTTATACATCACACTATTACCTATTATACAATTAATTGCCATTTCTATCTTAGTTTTAATACTAATTTTTTTCATACCAATTTCTCCTCTTCTAAAGCTGCAACCATCTTCTCGTAGCTACTCTTCAACGAATATGCTTCACATCTTTCATATCCCTGTTGCGCCATTGTTTCTCTAAATTCGTCGTTATCTAGCAACTTGCGCATTCTCTCTTCTAATTCCCACTCTTTCCCCGGTGTTATTGCTAATTCCGGCCATAGATTTCTTTGGGCTTCTATTGTGCAGCTACCAATAGTAGGCACTTTTAAAGCCGCTGCATCAATTTCTCCTCTTCCAAATGTGTAGTCATAAGTTATGTCTACATTTACCAAAGAGTGTCGCAGGTATAGGTCAATGTATGTCGCATAAGGCAGTTTCATTACCAGTTTATTGAACATACAAATGATTGGCACTTTTGGGCCGTGCTCCCCCTTTGGAGCTTCATAATTTAACAAAGCTGTGCTTACATCGTACTCTTTTCTAATGTTCATTAGCCCGTAATAGTAATCCGTCCATGTATCGCTGTATCTGTGATACTGGCAGGTTATTACTGGCGATCTTTCTGCCGTAAAACCTTTCTTCAGGTCTTCTACGTTTGTTGGGTGAGGAATTGTGTATACTTTCCTTCCCAAAAATCGTTCTAGCGTTTTAGCTCCTGTACTTTCTACGTGGAATACCAAATCTGCCCTACTAAGCTGGTCTTTCATTACCAACGGATCAGTTGAATTCCACATCATTTTTCCGAAATCTACATTTGCTACTATCTTCGTGTCTGAGTGCGCACCCAATTCGTTTCTCAGTGCAGTAATGTAAGTTTCATTTATAGGAGTGTAGTTTACGTGGATCACGTCGTAATTTTCCAAGTTTTCCTTCTTTATATCTGCACTCATGATTGCTTCTCTTCCATATCTCGCGAAAGCTTCCACCCACGCAAAAAGCCCTGAAGAAAAAAGACGAGAATCTGCTTCACTCGGATGTCTCACCGAGTAAAGCTGGTATGCTAATTTAGCTGCCATTTATTGTGTTCTCCATTTCTTTTACTGCTTCATCCAAATAATATCCACTCCATTTCAACATTTTTATTGGTTTTCCGTCTTCGTCCATTTTTATAACTGTTTTTGAGCTAAATATTCCCACTTTCTCCGTTTCGTATTCTATACTCGATTCTATTTCATGCAGTAAACTTCTTGCAGCATTTACTACCTCTCTTGATTTATGTTCTATATCGTTATATTCTTTTGTTAGTTTTATGTATTTTTCTTCTAATTCTCTCACTCTTACTACTTGTTCATTTACTATTTTCCGCATTGTTTGTAATTCTGCCTGCTTTCCTTGTTCCGTATCTCCTAATTCTATATCGATTTCTCCCATGTGCTCTACGAAACTTGCTCCTTTTCCTACAGTGCTCAGTATTTCACTCATTTCCTCGTTTATTTGTCTCTTTTCCTTTGGCAATTCTGTTATGACGAATTTTATACTTTCCACTGGCATTGCTCCGTTGTTTTTATCCGATGTAAGCAATGTTTTTCGCACTTCATATAAATTCTTTTTAATTAACATATTTTTACCTTTCCTTTTCTTGTCTTCTGTCATTACGTGTTCCCAACATATTCTACACAATAATGCATTCCTTTCTCCTTCATAATCATAATGGAATACTTCTCCGTTTCTCTCTACTATAGTTTTCCCACATTTCTACATATTGTCATAAAAGTTTCTCCTTCTCGCGCCGCGCTTGTTAGCGCGGCGCGATTTAGACGCGATTTAGACCAAATCCACTGAGATCAATACTGGATCGCCCATTTTTGCGTCCTTGAAGCTTTCGAATACTTTTTCATCGTAGCTTGAGATTGTTATTCTTACCCAAGGATCGCTAGTACCTTCTTTTACATTTCCGCTTTCCTTTTCCAGTTTAATTTTCTTCATCGCGAATTTTGCTGTATAAAATACTTCTTTGTCGTCTACTTTCTGTCCCGTAGATTCATCTTTTCTCTGAATCAGCTTTTCTTTCCTTTCTACCCCATCTAATTTTGCTTCAAGTTCCATCTATATCACTTCTTCCTTCCCTTCTTTTTTATTTTCAATTTTTCTAATTTCCCCTGTTTAGGACAAGTTTCTAGTGTATATATCGCTTTCTCGTTTCCGAAAATTTTGTCGTATTCCACCGATTCTTTTCTCTTTACCTCACAATTCAGGCCGCATCTACAACATTTTTCTCCATGCCTTATGCCCTGCGCCGTAAGTAGTGTTTTAGATGTAGTTTCCCGTTTCTTCGTAATAGAAATCTTCTTTTCTATCTTTTTTGCATAAGGCAATAACATCATGTCCTGAACTGCTTTCGTGCTATCAGGATTTTCCATATAACTTCCTAGCGCCTCGCTTGCGCGAGGCGCTTAAAAGTAAAAAGTTTGCTTGTTCCTCTTCTGTTCGTTCTGTCGTTCCGTTTTTTTTTTACATTGGCGTCTGCGCAGCAGACGCCGAATTGGTAGACGCCGAAGGTACGGATAGGGAATCGATGATATCTCCGTCTCGCTTTAGCTTTCTGATGGCTACCTTGACTACTACTTCGCTCAGGCCCGTTGTGGCTACAATTCCGGCTACATTTCCTGTTCCTGCCTGGATTGTGCTGAAGACCTTGTTAAGCTCTCGGAAACCTAGTTTTGCACCGTCCTTCATCGATGCCGTCTTAAGTTCGTTTGCCTTCAGGGCTTCGCGCACGTCGTGGATGGTATTTCCGGTTTCCTGTGCAATTGTTCTCAGATTCTTATCATCTGTTACCGCCTTTACAAGCAAATCTCTTGTAAGCTCCTTCTTTGCTACTGTCTGAGTTACCTGAGTTACTTGCTTCTGCTGTACTGCCGTCTTTGCGCTTCCTGGAATGGAAGGCTGTGCTGAAGTTCCTTGTGCTGCCATTTTAGTTCATCTCCATATAATCTATCTGAATTCTGACTAATCCTGTTTCTTTTCCTTTTTCGCGTTTGTTTCTAGCATTGTGCTTCATAAGTAGCGGCCCTTTGCTCGCGTTATAAAGTACAATCTCGTTCTTTTTCAAACTATTTAACAGTTTCTCTAGCTCTTCTATTGTTTTTACAAGACCTTCGGCGTATTTTGTGTCGTTTCTTGGGTCTTGTAAGGTTGCAACAGAGTTCTTGCTTTGCTTAATTGTCTCAGATCCCGTATTACCTCCTCCATCTCCTCATTACTCAATTCCCTCGGTGGGAATATTATTATTGCGTGTGATTTTACTATATCCAATTCGGCTTTGCTTTCTACTTTATTGTAATGAATCCAATCTATAGGCATCTTTGCGCGAAAGGTTCCACTTTGGTTATGAACCTTTATTCTTTCTAGCGCAATTCTTGGTTTTTCCTCAGATGCCATACTATCTAGTATGTTTTTTAGGTATTTAACCGTTTCGATTGTATCTAATCAAAATGGCTGTTTCTAGTTGTTTCTATATTGCTTAAATCATATGCCTTATCAATTTGGTAGTATGGCTAATCCTATAATTGATCCCGCTAAGGCAAAATATTTCCCGGAGATGCTTATAGAATGCATCAATGAAGCTTCTATAAGCACTAGCGGCGAACAGATTGCATCCTATCTACTCAATGATAGGAGATGCGTTGTAGAGAATCCAGAGGTTTTTACTCAGACCGCAAATCTCGATCTCGTAATCTCCGCAGACTCCTCCGAACGTGCGCGAATTAGATCTAATGCTCAAACTTTGCGCGATCCTGGTAGATACGTTAAGGTCACTGCCAAGGAAACGCTCGATTTCACTGGGATTATGACCGCAGGCGGTCCTACTACCAATGTCCGCTCTCGCTGGAATATGACTTTTAGAAGACCTCTCCCTGTAGATAAGCTCCGAGAAAAAATACAGCTAGATACAGATGAAGTTGCAATTTCTGAAATGCTCAAGCTCGAAGATAACCTTTCTCTTGGAACTATCCCATATCATCAGAGCTTGCTTAATATAGATCCTGCAAAAATGTTCGATGAAGTGATTTGCGTTGAAAAGAATATGGCTGCTATGGCTGCTGGCGCTGAATCTATCATTGGAGGTTCCAAGATTAATATTCCCAACCCTAATTCGCAGTTAATAGTGCTTCTTGGAGTCATGTTTGACACTTCCTGCTTTGCTGCTGGTACTGCATCAGATACATTCGTTGTAGTTGATCGTGATATTGATGCAAGTTACATGAAGCTTGATGTAACTGGTATGGCTGACCAATTTTACATGAAATGCTACGTTCCGTGTATCAAATCACTTGAAGTGCGTGTAGAATCCGCAACTGGCACAGGTGCAAATACTGTTCCATGTGGTTTTATCTATGGCACTAGAAAATTGAATGTAGCCGACCACATCAAGTGGAATTTGCCTTTTAATTCCGCAGTTGCCCGTAGCGCAGCTCAAAAGTTGGTCACAGATTATCCCAAGACTGCAAAATCTATCCAGGCAGGGGTGCTTTAGGCCATGTTCGGAGAAGATTTGATCGAGCCTGAAACTCCCCTTTCCCGGCGCGTTCCTACGCGCCGGGAAATGGCTCTCATGGACATTGGCGGCTTCCGGTTGGTTAATAATGGATATGCGCAGTCTATTCAAGTTCCTCCTGATGCTGAATTTTTTATGATTGTATCTGAAGGTGGTGATTCTCGGCTTGAGATTGGCGGAAAAGATGCAAATTCAGTGTCTACCTTCTATGCTCCTAAAGGCATTCCTATTTGTAATTATCCTATCGCGCCAGGACAGGCCATTTCTTGCTATGGAGCCAGTGGCAGCGTTATAGCTAATTTCAGGTTCCTTGGCAGGATTTACCGCGATGGCGATATCCAGTAGATATAATCAAGGCCATTTCGTCGTCACTCGCCACGAGTTTACTCAAGGCGGTGATGGCGAGATTTATTTTTGCAATTTTATTGGAGATGAATCACAGGGTTTTAAAGTTCCTGCTAAATCGCTTATGATTCATAATCATGCTGGCGGTGCAGGAGATAATTATCTGTATTATAGAACTATTCACAATGAAAAGGGGTCTTCTAAGCCTGCTATATTAGGCCCGGATGAATTTATCAATTATCAGTTGGGTGAAACTAGAATCTTTGCCTGTTTATTATGGTCTTCTAATGCAAATTTGGTATTTTCCTTAGATGCTACTCCTGGTGAGTGGACCGATAAAGAAGTAGACGAGTTTATTACTTCTCCTATGATAAAGAAGGTACTTTCCTACTTAGATGAGCAAATTCTCACTACCGAGTTGGTGATTTAATAAATGCCATCCAAAGGTATCTCATCTATCAGAAATGCCAGTGGAAAACTCAATTTTTCTAAGGGTGGCAGCACTTCGATCTACGTAGATCAAAGCGCATCAAACGCAAGCGACAAAAATGATGGGTTTTCCTGGGATCGCCCCAAAGAAACATTTGCTGGTGCTACAGATATCTTAGAATCCTGGATGGAAATTTGGGTTAGAAGTGGAACTTATCAGGAAAATGTAGTAATAGATGAAGAAAATGTAATAATACATGGAGTAGTTCAGGCTGGAGTAGATAAAGTCCAAATTTCTCCTCTTTCTGGCGTTCCTTTGTCTCTTGGTGTTGGATATTCAGAAATAGAAGGTGTTGCACTCGTATCTACCAATTCTAATGCATTGGAGGCTACCGGGCCTGGGCATAAAGTGCATGATTGCTACGTAGAAGTAAATTCTGATGGATTAGCTCAACGTACTGCCGTTCTTCTGAATGATTGTGATAAGATTTTGCTTCGCAATAATCATTTAAGTGGTCTTTATGGACTGAATACCATAGGTATTCGGGCCGATGGTACTCTAAACCCTTCTGTAGATGGAATTCTCGAAGAGAATTACATCGAGAAGTTTGGGACTGTTGCTACTGCCGGGCAGGGTATAAACCTTAACAATGCCCAAAGATTCCTTGTTTATAAGAACATTTTTGACTCGTGCTACAATGGCATTTACTGTGAAGTAAAGGCTAATGGGCTTCATACTATAGTCGGTAACATGTTTTTTGCTAATGCATCTGTTGATATATGCGATATGAATCCTGATCAACAGATCAGTGGAAATTTTATAAATAATAACTTCTTTGGATATTCCGGTTGGTATCAAGACAATAATCATGATGGAATCGCAGATGTTCCGGTCCAATGCTACTATAACTACGATTATTCGCCTCTTGCATACCCACATTTCCAAGGTCCGTCATTCACTCCGAGGTATGTTGCATGAAAACTACTGAAATAACTAAAAAAATCAATTCCAATGTGATTGGTGAGGTAAATCCGGTCATGGTCCCCGTTTCACGTGAACCAGGAGTAGAAAAGCTAATTTTTCATCCACTTGTTAGAAAAGTTCCATTATCCGCGCTCCCACAGTGAGCGCGGATATGTGCCGTAACGTTTAAGTTCTCTCGCGTGTATTTTATGTCTATGGCTGGATTATTTGAAGACTTTGGCGCAGCTTCCATTTCTGCGCAGTTTAATAAGATGACTAAAGAGCAGAAGGATGAATTCAAGTCTATGCTTCTTGATGCTGAAGAAGGTCTTTCTAAGATTAATGCAATTCTTGAAGATGATCAGATTACAGGTGATGAATTGAATTCCGGTTTTGCTGAAGCATATGCTGCACTCGGCAAGCCTGCTTATCGTGGTATCGTTTCCGTCTTCCAGACCGCGTTATCTCATCTCGGCAGTTTCTGGAAGTAATTAATTTTTGTGAGGCAAAATGTTCCTCACAAAACATAAAATACTTATTTTTTTAATATCGATATTGACACTTCTACTATCTGCCCTTCTTCAATTTCAAATAGCTTTGAAACTGCATCTGGTATTATTATATGTTTTTGTGCTGTCACTTCTGCCACGAACGATTTTTTCATTTCTAGTTTTTCTTTATTCCTTTTTATTACGTCTTTTACTACTGTCGTTTCTTCTTCTTTAATTATTCCTAGTTTCATTAATTCTTCGCATACTCCGCATTTTCTTTCTTGCGTTCTCGAAATTTCTTCCATGTTCTTAAATGTTCTTTAAACTTATTTAAACTTTTCCTATCCCAAACCTTGAAGTATCTGCCGCGCAGATACTTCAAGTGTGGATCAGGCGCATGTTCAGACTAAAATGTCTCAGTCTCTGTCAGAGTCTAAAGAAATTTCTGCAATAGTTATTACTAATCCGACCAATGATCCTGTCTTAAATTATAGGACTTCTATTGACCCCGCACTCGTCTCGTCCAAACCAATTCCCGTCGATCAGCGGGTACTTGATCTTTCCGATGAACCCGTTCCTGCATGGCTTTCTCATTACGCTACTGGCCTCAACGAGTCCGAGATATGGCACAAGTCTTCAATTGGCCCTGGTGGAGTCCAGCAGGTCTTTGTTGGAGATTGCCCGTATGTTGCCGACATAGGGGCCTCTGTGGATCTTCCTGCGCAGAACGATGATAACTTGTCAGATGATTGGCATAAGAATGTGGTTACTGATATTGCTTCTACTAATGTTATTATTGCTGCTTCTATCCAATTTCCTGTTATTCCGTTTTTAACTGGTTTATATCAGTCGCAAATGATTCTTTTTCCTGTTTCTGCCAGACATATAGTAAAAACTCCCGATGGTGCTATTCATGCAGTATGTTCCTACCTCATTTCTGCTATTTCACGTATAGTTTACTTAAAATCTACCAATGGTGGTGAAAAATGGATTGCTACTATCGTAGATAATAACGATGGGCAACATTATGTGCTTCCTTCTATTACGTGCGATAGAAATAGTGGAATTCATATAACTTATACTCGCTATGATCAAGTTACTTTCCCTACTTTCTGGCTCTATTGTGGTGGTGCTACACCTGATGGATTTGAGCTTGTTTCAAATTCTGGTGGCCTAGCCTATCATCGCCTCCTCGGAGGCGAGGAAGGTACTACTTATCCTGTGCTTGGTATTGATCCTGATACATATAGTCCTCATGAACATACTGGTACTGTTTCTGGCGGAGAAGTCAATGGCAGTATTAATAAATTATGGGAAGGTTATGGCGGTGGATCTGCTATCTTTGGATGGCATCATACCGCGCATAATACCGACATAGAACCCGCATCCTGTCTTCCTGTTAGTAGATCGCTCAAGTTGCTGCGATATTGGGGCATTCCTACTTCTATTCCTGCTGATATCATAGTTCCATTTAATTCCGATGTTCCTGCCGGATATACTCGATACTCTGACCAGGACAATTACTATATTTATTGCTCTGATGATGTTGGAACTGTCGTAGGTGCTGCACAACATAGACATGTACTTACATATAATTTCAATGGAGAGCAATATTGTCTCCTTGGTGGAACTGCTGGCGGTACTGCTGTTACTGCCTGTATTCACGCTCATGCTGGTTCACTTTATACTAGCTATGCTGCTAATAATCCTCCCACGCAAGGCATTATTCTCGGTAAAGTTACTTCTCCTCTTACCGTAATAGCTCAAAATGCTCTTTTATTACTTGGAAGTGCATCTTTGCTTTCTTCAATGACATCTTTATCTGCTGCTGGCGAATCTCTCAATGGAAAACATTTTATTGGAAAATCTATTTATTCTGATCTTGGTGGCTCTTTAACTCATGATCATGATGATATTACCACTGTAACCGTCCCTAAAACGTCTGGTGGATGTAATAGTCGTATTTCTTTGAGCGGCTATGATACCGCTTATGCTACCTGCGCTCATACTCATAATTATAATGTATTTTTTAATCCATATTCCTCTCTAGTTTCTAGAATTATGCCTAGAGCATATCGTGTTGATACTCAAATCGACTGTGCCAAGTATGGAAATGATTTATTTTATAGATATATTTCCCCACTAGGTGTTCAAGCCTCCGTAGTTAATATAAGTTTGGTAAAACGGTATTACCCATCTTTCGAAGGAGTTTGTTTAGCCGATGGAAGCGATAACTTGCATTTTCTCTGGTCTGCTCAAGGATTAAACACTACTCCAAGCAAAGCCAGAGTTTCCTATAAAAAACTCACTTCTGGCTCTCTTGGACCACGCGTTGATCTGACTACGTCAGACCATCACATGTTATATCCCTCCATGGATATCGACTCGCAAGGCGATATCCATACCGCGTGGTTTAATGCGTCTACTAACCAGTCTCTTGAGTATAGGAAATACTCTGGCGGATCTTGGGGCGCTGTTGAAAATGTTGATACTGATTCTTATGTAGGCTATCCTGGAAATGTGATTACTGATAAAGATTGCAATGTTTTCCTTTTTTACTGCAAGTGGACAGATGCCGGTACGGCTATAAAAGAGGTTTTCTATCGAAAACGTGTAAAATCTACTGGTCTTTGGAGTGCTGCTACCAATTTGAGTCCTAATAAGGCTGCATCTGGTTATAACCAGTTCTCTGGTCAATCCTTTATAGATAATAAAGGAAACATTGTTTTTATATGGTCCGGCAAAGGATATGGCGCTCATACAAGTGTCTATCATCCCATTTATCGCTATATCACACCGTCTGGTACAATTGTACCCGCCGTTGGAATCGATGCAATTGATTTATTCCCTGATGATGATACTGAGATGTTTTATTCTAATGTATTTTGGCATTATTATCCTGTTACTTCCCAAGTTTATCAAAATTTGGTCGTATCTGGATTTACTTTTTTGTATTTGTATAATCCGCGTAATGGCGCACTTAAAGATACTGCTGATTTGATGTTCTATTCATCCCCTGACGCTCTTGTAGGTGATATTGGTAATGCCGGATCTGGTGGTTCCGGTGATAGTATTCTTAATCCATCTGGCGTAGGTGCTGAAAGCATTTTACAGCAAGAAACATATACCATTACAACTAAAGGGCATGTATGCCTCAACCATTTGTCCCGCGATCCTTCCCTGCATTCAATATCGTAGTTCCTACCAATAAATGTACTTCCTCTCCTCTGGCTTCGCCAGAGGAATTGGAGTTTTCTAAATCTATTCTCGATTCTGCTGAAAAATCTACTCCATATGGAGTAGATATTGATGAATTGTCTAAAAAATTAGGTACTAAACTTCAATCGTCTCAATAAATCCCGTATAAGGAATAGTTATCTGAGCTGTCGGCGCAGCCGACAGCTTCAGGCCCACCTTTATATCAGACCATGCTGGTAAATCGGTTATTGCTAAATTTCTATACAATATACATTGTGTATATGGCAATCCTATTTCTGTTGGCATCAATGCATATAATCCGTCTCCTCGTTTTCTATAAATCGAAAGCGTAAGTGTGCTAAAAACGCTTGCTAATGCATCGAATCCTGTTTGACCGTCTTTATTTATTTGAATGTGTGTTGCAACTGGTTTTGAAGTGCCAGCTACTGTTACTCTTGCGCGTATTTGGTAATAACCGGATATTATATTCGTATTTGCTGCCCACGTTACTCTTCCGCTTTTTCCGAATACTTTTGTGTTATAAATCGTCCCATCATACGTAGGTGTTAAAGTTGCCCATGCTGCACCATTCCAGTATTCCCAAATTATTGTATTATCTGTGTTTCCTGCGCCACTTTCCATGTAAACATCTAAAGAATGAAACTGTGTTAATGATTTAAAATAAAAACAATCTCCCGCTGTTGGAGTATTTACCAATGGAATCGAATTTGACACCAAATTGTTAGCCATTGTAGTATAATCTACGAAATCTCCTCCATTCGGAGTTAAACCCGCCGAATCTATTCGCTGCCCCTCCAAATCTCCAAATAAATTTATTCTAAACTTTGTTCCGTAGGTTGCTTGTGTAAAAGTTAGGAATACTTCTGTAGTGTCTGTTAAAGTTATGTTCCCGCTTATGTCTGTTACTTGCGATGTTCCTATGTTACTGTCAATTTTTTTTACTATTGCTCCTATTGTCATTAAAAGCGTGTCTATGTGATTTATTATTTCATAATCATCTGCTTTTGCTATTAATATGTCTGTATTTACACTTGTTCCTGCTTCTATTTTTATCGAATAGTTGTATAACTCTTTAAATGGTATAGATGTTATCATTATTTCGTCATAATATAATATTAATGTATCGTTTAATACAACTATAGTATAATTGTGATAATTCATTGTATCTATTGTATCTCCTGTCAGTGCAACTCCTAATTCTGGCGATGCTCCATTTTTATATCTTAAGTAGCAATTGCAGTCTATTAAACTTGTTTTATATGGTCCTATTTTTACGTAGCATGTTGCATCTTTGTATAGCACTAATGCTATTTCTCCGTATCCTGTTATTGTTTCTATTTTTAAATCTGTTGTAATTCTCCATATTTTTCCGAATTTTGCTATTGTTTCATATAATGAATTTCCTTTTGTTCCTGCTCCGTTATTTGAAAATACTAATTCTCCTCCTATCTGCTCTATTAATGTCGATCCTTCTATCGTTGGCGCAGTCCATCTATTAGCATCTCGTGTTGTTACATCAAATCCATCAAACTCCTGTATATGCGTTGGAATTCCTGTTCCTACGTCAGTGTTTATTCCCATTAATAATCTTTATATCCTATCCGCCTATTAATACTAATCCATGTTGCTTGAGTACCCTTCTGTGTTAGGCGCTGGCCCAACTGGTTGGACTGGTCCCACTGGCGCATCTGGTGCTCAAGGCGGTATTGGTTATACAGGTGCTACTGGCGCTGGCGCTACTGGTGCCACTGGTCCTGCTGGTAGCCCAGGAGGTGCTACTGGTGCCACTGGTCCTGCTGGTGCCGATGGGTCTCCTGGTGGCGCTACTGGTGCTACTGGCCCTCAAGGATATACTGGTGCCGAAGGTTCTACTGGTGCTACTGGTTCTGGTTCTACTGGTGCAACTGGTCCTGTCGGATCTACTGGTCCTCAGGGTGCTACTGGCGCTGGATTAGTTGGATCTACTGGCTCCATTGGAGCCACTGGTTCTCAAGGATTTACTGGCGCTACTGGTTCTCAAGGTGCTACTGGCTCTCAAGGATTTACTGGTGCCACTGGCTCTCAAGGATATACTGGTGCTACTGGTGCTACTGGTGCTGGTTCTACTGGTGCCACTGGTCCAGCAGGCAGTCCTGGTGGCGCTACTGGCGCAACTGGTTCTGTTGGATTTACTGGCGCTACTGGCCCTGCTGGTGCTGATGGATCTCCTGGTGGCTCTACTGGTGCTACTGGTCCGCAAGGATTTACTGGCGCTATAGGTTCCACTGGTGCGACAGGTGCTGGTTTTACTGGCGCTACTGGTCCAATTGGATCTACTGGCTCTCAAGGAGCTACTGGCGCTGGATTAGTTGGATCTACTGGTGCTACTGGTTCTTCTGGTCTTCAAGGATTTACTGGTGCCACTGGTCCTGTTGGCAATAATAATCCATATGTTCCTTCTCTCTCTGCTATTAATTATGATAGTTCTTCTCCTGTTGTATTATGTCGTGCTCCTGCTGATTCATATCTTATAGATGCTTCTCTTTTATGTGTTACTAGTCGAGTTGGTTCTACTATTACACTTAATATCGGTTGGGCTTCTGATACTGATGGAATATTTGCCAATTCTGATATTCCTACGTCAAATGTTGATGGTAGCAATTTTGTTAGCGGCACTAGAGATGTTCATTATTTTTCTGTTGCTACTGATATTATTGCTACCATTGTAAAAGGCAATTCTACAGCTGGTAGTTGGACTTTTTGTGCTACGTTTATTGTTCGTGGTACTGCTGGTCAGGGATGGCGTGATGGTTATACTGGTGCTACTGGCCCCATTGGTATTGGTTCCACTGGCCCGCAAGGAGTTCAAGGTATTCAAGGTGTTCAAGGTAATCAGGGGTTTACTGGTGCTACTGGTTCTGGTTCTACTGGTGCCACTGGTCCTATCGGGGCCACTGGTCCAGGATCTGATGTTAGTACACCTAGATTATGGTTTGGGAGTTGATTTATTTATATGACATTTACTGAAGGTTCGCATGATGGTGTTACATCGTCCGATACTGCCGTTGTTGTAGTTCCTTCTCCTAGTTCATCTGTTAAAAGAATTATTAAAAATGTTACTATTCATAATCCTATGGCATCTGAAAGTGTTAATCTTACCTACTATTTTGATCATGGTGGTTCTCCTCGTAATATCTGGAAAGGCACTCTTAATGGTGGAGAGACTCTCATAGATGATAGTATTCGTGTTCTTGATGATACTGATAAATCTATTATGGCAATTTTATCGAGTGTTCCTACCACAGAGCTACATTTTTCTTCTTCGTGGGGAGATGATTCACCGTGATTCAAATCGTTGATAAATTAGGTAATATCAAATCATCCGGTTCTACTGGATTTACTGGTGCTACCGGTCCTTCTGGTACCGATGGATCTCCTGGTGGTGCTACTGGTGCTACTGGCCCTCAAGGATATACTGGTTCTATAGGTTCCACTGGTGCTACTGGTGCTGGTTCTACTGGTGCAACTGGCCCAATTGGATCTACTGGTTCTGCTGGATCTGTTGGTTTTACTGGTCCTCAAGGCGTTCAAGGAATTCAAGGTATTGATGGTCTCACTGGATTTACTGGTGCTACTGGTCCTACTGGATTTACTGGTGCTACTGGTCCTACTGGATTTACTGGTGCTACTGGTCCTACTGGATTTACTGGTGCTACCGGGTCTTCGTTTCCGTATATCATTGAAATTCCGTCTGGTGCATGGGAAATACCTTCATCAAATGGTGCACCAAAAGATATTGATACTGGTACGTATGGAAATATAGTTAGACATTTGTTTGATCAAACTACTGAAGAATTCGTAGAAAACGTGTTTACTGTTCCTGAAAATATCGATACCACCGGAACTGTAATTTTCTATGTTAAAGGTTATGCCGTAATTGCTTCTGCATCAAAATATGTCCAATTCAAATTGTATCATTCCTCTATAGCAAATACAGAATCCTGGGATTCTTCTTATTCTAGCAAGGCTAGTGGTGATAAGCAACCATCTTCCACCCAAGATCAAGAGGATCATTTCTCATGGACAGAGACCGTCGCAAATCTTGGTTGGGCAGCAGGCGATCAGATAAGGATCAAGCTATCCAGGATTGCGCCAAGTGGTACGAATTTGGCGGCAGACTATGGCATTACAGATTTCGTAATTAGCATACCGAGGGCTTGATGAGTACCGATTTTTTGGTCGGAGGCACGGCATCCGCTGACTCATATTATTCTGATAAGGTCGCCGCCAATGCGTGTGATGACAACGAATCCACGTATTGGTACGCATTGACCAATACACCGCACTGGTGGAAATATGATCTCGGAATTACTACTAGGAAGGTCATAAAATTGTTGCGTATCAAACCCGGTGATGTATCGGGTGGCTATAGTGGACTTCACAATTTTGTTCTAAAGGGTTCCAACGATGGTGTTAATTGGAACACATTACTCACTGCCTATCATGGAAACAACACGAATTGGGAAGATTTTGCCGTGCCAAATACTTATGCATATCAATATTACATGTTGGACGGATTGAACGGATATTACAATTTTGATGGGCATTATTATTACGTCTTATTGCTAGAGATCGAGATGCTGGAAGGCATAACATCTCATTCAAAAATCAGGTGCATAGCATGACTCGTATAGTTCCTTCTTTAAAGATTGCAGGAGATATTGATGCTAATAACAATAGTATTACTAATCTTTCTGTTCCTATTTCTTCTAGTGATGCAGTGTCTAAATCTTATGTAGATGCTCGTCCTGGTATTCCTGGTGCCACTGGCCCGACTGGCCCGATTGGTTTACAGGGTTATACTGGTGCTACTGGACCTACGGGGCCTTCTTCATGAGGATATGTCCAGCTATTAAGCTTGGAGGATCTCTTGATATGAATAATCAACAGATTCATAATCTTAGTGTACCATCTATCAATTCCAATGTGTCCACGGATGGTTATGTTGGTTCGCATGGTCAGATTGGATCTATTGGTTCTGTTGGGTTGCCTGGTATTCGTGGCAACATTGGTGCAACTGGCGCTCGTGGAGTTTCTGGTAGAAATTATGTCGTTGTAGGTCATGCTGGTTCTGGCGCGGATTACATTTGTGATGGAATGTCTGATGAAGTCGAGATTTTGGCAGCATTGACCACCGGGAGAGAAGTCAAGATCATTGGTGGAGATGGCATACCTTATAATATTGGTAACTTGGTGCTTCCGGCGAGTTCTGCCATCCGAGTTATAACTGCTTACAATCCTCTATATCCACCCGTCTTGAAGGCCACCACCGCAAACGGTGATATGATTTCGGGTGCTGGCCGGAAATTCGATATCAGTTACATCGTTTTTGATGCAAATGGAAAATCAACGCAATGTATAGATTTCAGAGGCGGTGCATCAAATTCCATTATTCATCATAATGAATTCTATGGATTTGTGCAAACATCATGGGACTGGCTGGCTTGCGCGATAGCTGGAAATGGAGCGGATACTGTCGATATTCATAGCAACGTGATCCATGATTATGTCGGCATGGGTATTTGGGTAGTTGGAAAAGTAGACCCTGCCAATCTAGGAGCATATTGCAGCATTTCGTATAATCATATCTATGCCGGAAAACCGTATGCGGGTTCCGCATTATCGGCCATCTATGGCGAGCATTTGGATATTCATCATAACGCGGTCCATAACATCGGCACAAAGACAAATTCGTATGCCACCGGATCTGGCCTGGGAATAATGGCCGGGAGATCTAGGATCTACGCCAATGTGGTTAGAGGATGTGGGAATAGCGGCATATTGCCAGTATCCTACAATTCAGTTGCCAATGATGCCTATTGCCTGGTAGATCTCAACGCAAGCCAATACAATCAAGCGAATGGCATTGATTTTTGGTGGTCTGATGGATCAATTGTCACAAACAACACGTGCTGTGACAATGGTCAAAACGATGACGTGGCATCATGGGACCGAGATGGAATCGATGTCTGCGACCATTCCCAAAATTGTATAGTATCAGGCAATATATGTTCCAATTGGATGGGTACAGCAATAGACACATTGCTTATGGCGGCACCGGCTGGCCAAATGTGGATCGCAGTAAACAATGTTAGCAGATTCTACAATGTGTTGAACGGCTATAATTGTCCTTTGGATGGTCTCTATATATCGATTGGCGCGGCCACAAATCGCATTGATTATGTAGATATTGCACATAGCAGGCTATATCTTGTCTATCCAGTGCCGTCTGGTGGATATGCGCTTGGCGCAACCGTGACTGGCCAAAGAAAGCAACTTATTGGTATAAATATCGCTGATAATGGGCAATCATTGGGTGGGCATAGAGGAACTGGTAATGACGTGTCTGGGAATAATACCGTGCAAATTTGGCCTACCATAAATGGTACATGTTTACCAGATACTAACATAAATGGATATGGCAATGTTTAAGAATGAGCTTATTCTAGCTCATTCCATCCTTTTTTCCATAAATCTTCTAACCTTCTAAAGAATTCATCATATCTTTGCCTGCAAATGTCTGTTGAATATCTCGATACTGCCCAATTTCTTATTTTCTTGTTATCTAAATTTCCTATTCTTTTTGTTGCCTTTACGAAGTCTTTTAAAATCATTCCACGGAATCCCGTTACTCCTTCTTCTACTGTTTCTGTATAAGCTCCGAAATTTGTTGTAATTACTGGTGTTCCACTTAATTGAGCTTCAACTGCTATTCCTTCGAATGGTCCTATGTATTTTGTAGTGCTGAATAGACCTTTCGCATGTGCTAATAAATCTATTTTTTCCTTTTCTGTTATATATCCTATGTATTCTACATTTCGTGAGTCCATGTTTACTGTTTCGTTCCCTGGTTGCCCTGCAATTATTAATTTATCTCCCGTAGCTTCTACTGTTTGTATTGCAACATCGATTCCTTTTCTATTTGCTATTCTACAATTCATAAAGAAATAATCTTCTCTCGATTTGTTCCATTTGTAATGGCTTTTATCATAAAAGTTTGGTACTACTGTATCATACCAATCTCCGTCTATACATTTAGTCGAGTTTGATAGTATTTTTGTTATTCCATAGACATAATGCATCCATGCATAGCTTTCGAATACATGATTACAATTCCACAGTATTCCATCGTATCCTATTCCACTTTCCACCAGGAATGGAGTTCCTGGTGCTAGTTGTACTCCTCCTTCTGTCACTGGCTTACATAGTTCTGAATAGTAATTTCCCATTGGATTGCATAAGATGTCTCCCTTTCCTATTCTCTGCTTTAGTTCGTTTGTTGCATTTTTCTTAAATATTGTGTATGCTTCATCATTTCCTCCGTGCTTGAAGAATTGTTTTGAGTATGAATCTAAATCTCCGTATATTCTTTGCCTATCGTCTTCTGTAAGTACAACTACTTGTTTATCTGCCACCACTTTGCTTCCTTCCACCCCGTAAAAAATAATTTTGTATCCTAAATCGTGCATCATCCCAGAAAATCGTCTGATTTTCTGAGAGTAAGCACATGCCCATACTGGATCTGCTGCTATTGTTGGCAAATGCGCCAATCCTAGTACGTGTAATGTTGGTTTCGTCATTAATATTTCTCCCAAAACATTATATGCCACATCCACATACATAACATTCCCAATGACATTAACACTATCATTATCATTATAGCTACATCTCCATTCATTTTTATCACCTATTCTATTCTTTTCATTACTTTCTTTGCCCACTCATTTTTATACTTTCTTATTTCTTTCTCGTTTTCTTTTTTCCTTGTTACAATTGCCAATTGTGTTCTTAATCTTCCCCATTGTGCTCCATAATCATCAACTTCTTGTCTTATTTCTACGTTGTATTTTGTTTTGTCTATTTTATCTACTGTATGTTTTGCTCCGATGAACGGTATTTCACTGAAATAGTCATCAAATACTGCTATAGAATCATCATGCATCAATTGTTTTGCTAAGTTCCAGTCTTTTTCTACCGTTTTTAGTGAATGCCCTCCATCTATGTATATTAGGTCTACGAATTCTTTCACTGCTGTATTTAGTTCTATTTTTGCTTTTGTGCTCTCCTCCAACATTTTCCAAACTTCTTCTTGTATTGCTCCTCCATAATTTCCACTGAATTCTTCTTCTAGTTTTTCTTTAGTTGCATACTCGAATAAGTCTAATCCATAGTAATGTACATTTTCTTCTCCTACTCGTTTCCCTGCTACCGTTATTAGTCCTAAAGCAGTTTCTCCTCTGCTTGTTCCTATTTCTAGTATCGTTTTTATGTCGTTCTTTTCTACTACGTCGAAAAGTCCTCTGTAGTGTTTTCCTCTTCTTCTTAGATACTCTTCTACGTTATAATCTTCTTCTATTTCACGTATTTCTATTGGAACGATTTGTCTTATTGTTCTTGCTAGCAATGAATTACTTTCTCTCGCCCACTTAGCATTAATATTATCAAATTTTTCTCCTGATGCTTTTGCGTATAGATGAATTGCTCTTGTTTCCTGTGGTAATTCTATATTTATCCTTTCTTCGTACACAATTCCTATCTCGTTTCCTCCCCACGGACAAAGTACTTCATGTGGTGCTGTATCTCTGCTAAATACATCATTCCCTGTTGCTTTCATTACTATGCTTAATATGATTGGTCCTGTATCTCCCCATGATATATTTTGTTCAATTTTCTCTGTTACAAATTCGTTTATGATTTTAATTGTTCTCGATCCCTTTTTGCATATTACTATTGCATTGTTAAATGGAAACGCAATTGATTTTTCATCTTCTACGTCTAATGATGCAATTATTCTATCATGTTTACTTTGCATCAATTCTGTTAGATCTTTTATGCATATTACATCTAAGTCTAGGCAAATCCCACCAAACTGCTCCAGTATTTCCCATTCTATTGCATCTTTCGTATGTGTTGCTATGAATTTTTCATCTTTCCCCTGTAACGCTTTTCCTCCTTTCATTTCTACGAATTTCGTTTCTATTTTATCTTTTATTGCATCATAGAATTTTCCTGCTGGATCTACAGTACACCATAGATATATTTTGTCCACTTTCTGTGTTTGTATTGCACTTTCTACTGATAACATGTGTTGATATCCAAATTTTCCCGTGCTTATGAAATGCAATTCCATTTTATTTCATCTCCACTTTTTCTGCCGCATCTAATACATTGTTCATTGCTTTTGCCATACTATCCCCTGCTAGTCCATAATTTTTCAGTCTTTTCCAGTCTTTTTTGTATATTCTTATTTGAATCTGTTCTTCTGTCATAATGTTCTTCTATGCCTTCACTGTATTTAATAGTTTCGTTGTAACATAAACATCGATTGTTATAAATATCTAAATCTCTTTTTATGTTTATGGCTAGTGAAATTGATTCCATAAACACTGAACCATTCAGTGATCTTGAAAAGAAAATCGGCAGAAGATTTCCTATTGTGTCAATGCTCATAGGATCTTTAATTTGGTTTGGAACAATGGCTTTTCTTCTTCCTGTTGTCAGTTCCAATCCTGGTGTTCCCGCATCTGTTCAATTCCTTCAAACCCTCGCGATTGGTATCCTTGGTTTCCTTGGAGGCATCGTAACAGGCTATTTCGGTAATATCGCTTTGGAGAAAAAATAATGGAAGAAGACTTTTCGTCATCTGCTGTTCCAGAGGAACTAATAAATTTTCCCACTTTCGACAATAGAGCAGTTTATATCATGTTTACTACAATTCGCGATGGTCAAAAAGAAACTCGCGAAGAGCTTAAGCAAATCCGGTTACAATTGGTTGGTACTAATCGATGTACTGAAAATCGTAAGCAATGTATTGAATCATTTGATTCTCGTTTTAAGGAAGTTTTTGCCCGCCTTCTTCCCGTAGAAGAAGGTGTTGCGTCGTATAAAGCAATTAAGGATGCTATACCAAGCGAAGCAGACGTTTTGAAGGTGAAAGAAGACACCCGCGCGGCGTCGCGTGCGGATGATTCGGTAATAATATCTCGACTTGATTCTATAGATAAAAAATTACAATTTTTAGATCTTGCTTGGTGGAGTAGTTGTAAAATGAAGGATATTGCTAGAAAAGTTTATTCATCCAATAATAAAATAATCCAAGGTATTTTTCTACTAGTTGCCGTTGGATTTATTGAGTTAAATTCTGTTACATTCATGGTCATTCTTGGTAGAATGCATGATTTCATAGGATGGCCCTAGCGCCGCGCTTGCAAGCGCGGCGTAATTACCAATCCTCCAAAGTTCTTTGTTTTTTATCTTTTACTACAAACTCTGCCGCGCCAGTTGGCGCGGCAGAGTTTAAAGTTGAAAATATCCTCAATAGTGGTGGCAATAGTTGTTTGTTTATGTAATATTCTGTGTCTATTTGAATTCCGTGTTTTATTATGTAGTTTGGATTTTCTGCTCTGTTTACAAATAAGTCTTTTTGTCTTTTTCCTCCCGATTTCCCGCGTATTATAATGTATGGTACTCTGTCGCCTATGCTTGGTGGTGTATCTCCTCTTTCTTTCATTCGTTCTACTAATTGGATGTGTGGTTGCTTGTTTTTATATGCTTTCGCTCCTTTTGTATATCGTTTCGTTATTACCAAGTCTTCGAGCAAGCTCGAATCCTTGGTTAAGTTAAAGTTTTGTAGTTTATCTACTTTTTCTTTTGCTAATGCAATTGCTTTTGCTACTTCCCCCTCCTTTAAAATCATGTTTAGGCATGATTTTAAAGTGTTCGAAGTTAAATTGCACCAATCTCTTCTTACTGTTTCTATTCCTTTTATTTTTAATTTATCTTCATATCCTTCTCTTGTTTTATCAAAAATCCACATCGCATATCGTTTCTTAGCAAGCAATATTCCTCTTCTTGCAAATGTTTCATACACCAGTTCCATTGGTTCTGGCAAGTTTTTTGTTATTTCTTTTCCTATTATATCTCCCAATTTTTCTGCTTTTTCCAATGAGATTTTGTTTTCTTTGCTTATTACTTTAATGAATACGCTGTCTGTATCGGAGTATATTACTCTGAATGAATATTCATCTATTTTTTCCATCCTATTTATTAAATCTGTTGTTTTCTTAATGTTTTCTCTTCCAAAGCTAGTTACTGCGTTTGCTATTCTTAAGTCGTATAGTCTAGCTCTTTGGTATCCTGAGTATCCATAGAAGCTGTTCAGTAATATTTTAATTGCATATTGCTCTGCATCCAGTAACTCTTTTTGCGTTCCGGTTGCTAATTTCATCTGTTTTTTGATTTTTATTCTTTTATCCAATAATTCTTCTAAAATTTCTGGTACTATTCCTTTCAATGTTTCCGTTTTTACAAATTCTCCTCCTCCCATTGGTGCTTTTACTCTTTCAAACTCGTCTTCAGGCGAGTTTGCGATTGTTGAATAGCATATATTGTATGCCATCATTAATGTTGGATAAAGAGATTTGTAATCTAATATAATTACATCTTCTACTAGTCCTTTTTCTGGGTCTAGTACTGCTCCTCCTTTTAGTGATTCACTATCATCAAATCTTTCATCCGAAGTTTCCGAATCTGGCTTCGGTGGTACTACTCTGTCGTGTTCTCTGAATCTGCGTAGCAATAGGTTCTCAATCATTCCTGATTGGCCGCCATTTGCTATGTCTTGTAGTAATGAACCACTCGCTTTAGCCATTTCTGTATACCTTTCTACTAATTTCATTTCTAGTAGCAAGTCCAGCGTTATTATAGCATCTCTCCTAGAGTATTCTATGAAATTCTTTAAACCGTCTCCTTCATTTTCCCATAATCCTCTCATTTCTTTTGTGTCCACATCAAGCTTTTTAAGTTTCAGTAGTTTTTTTGCTACATTCTTAAGTGTGTAGCTTTTAAATTTATATTTATCCTCATTAGAGCTTCTTAAAATATGCAATAGATCAATAATAACTCTACCAGTTACCATCACATTCGTGTTAAGTACTATTTTTTTCGTGTAAAGAGAGCTTCCATCTCGTCCGATGGAAGCTCGTATACCTAGCTTCTTTGTGCGTGTTTCTATGTATGGAAAATCGAATTCATTCGAATTATAACCTACAATTATATCAGGATCGTAATCTTCTATTATTAGCATTAAATTTTCCAATAACTCGCTCTCGTTTGCGAACGAGAGCGTATTCTCAGAACTTTGGCTGGTTAATTTTCCTACTAGAACTAAGTTCGTTGTTTCATTATAAGCCTCGCTGAAAGCTAGGCTCGTAAGAATGATAGGATCTTCTGATAATGTAGGCATAGCGCCGTTTTGCTTTGGTAGGCATTCTATATCTATGCTCATTAGTCGCAGTGGTACGTTTTTTTTTATTTCTAGCGATTTAATTTCCGATTCTGAGAATTCTTCTTTATCTGGTACTTCTGCCCATTTCATTCCACCTAAATTTTTGTCAATAAGAAAACGGTTTCTAAATAAAATGTCCGTTTCATATACTTCTTCTATTCCATTAATCTTTTTTACTCTTTCTCTTAGTGATCTTACTTCTTTAGGATCAATTGCTGTTACTTTAAGCATAAGCTTCTTTGAAGTCTGGTAGCCTATTGGTTCGTATCTTTGTACTTCTTCAACTTCTACTCCCATATTAACTAACTCTATCTTGATTTCATCAAGATCAATTTCGTTATTTATTCCTACGTAGAAATAATGCTTAAAATTTGTTATTTTCTTTGTTATGTTTGTGCCATCTGAAAGTTTCCCAAAAAGTTGTATTACTGGATTTCTTTTTTCGTTGTATTTGTAGTTTGCGTCTAAAATCTGGATAGTTTGCATTTTTCTTCTTCTCCGCGTTCTATTGCTACTTTATCTATTATGTCTAGTAATTTATATACACCATATAAGTTCTTTTATCTTTTTCTATTAGACCGTTTCTGTCTAGCTATACTTCCATGTGTTTTTTATTTGTTTTGATGTCCATTCATGTTTTCCTATTGTGTCCGTATGTGGATATCCTAATATTATTTCTTCTTTCAGGTTTTCTCTCTGCGTCGTGCCCCATTTTTCTTGTATCTTGTCTATTAATTTCATTTTTTCCTCCTTAAAGCGCCTCGCCCGCTGGCGAGGCGCTAGTGTACTCCGTTAAATTCTGGTATTTCTTTTACTTTTCTTGCTTCTTCTAGGTCGTAATCGTAGACGTGCAAAGAATCTGAGTAGTCGATAATTCTTCCTATTTTACATGAATTTGGTGTTATTACTTCTCTATTTAGCATTTCTGTCAATGCTACTATGTTACTAGGCCATGCTCCGTATAAATCTCTCGATCTCCATGAGTAATGTACATCTATTATGTTTGGTTTGTACCATCTGAGCCAAATTCGTTGCAGGCAAGGCGATGCTGCATCATAAGTTCCATCTCTTTCTGCTTCCCATGTAATTGCTTGGCAGAAATTTGATGCTATTTCTGAATCTATTTGTGATTCCAGTAATTCTTTCATATTTTGTAATTGGTTTAATGTTCCTTCATAATCACTCACTCCTGCATATTCTGCCAATCTGTCATAGTATAAATAATCAAATCTCTCGTTTATTTCTTTTTTGTAGTATTCCGTTAAAAATTCTCTTGTAAATTCCTTGCAGTATTCTTCTAGTAAATTTCCACTAAATTTATATTGTGGATGTACTATGTGATCTTCAATTTGCCTTAGTGCGTGTCCTGTTAAAATTATTTCTTGTATCGTGTCCTTACAATGCTTCGGCTCGCTTTGCGAGCCGAAGCAGAGGTTTATTCCATCCGATAGTATAAATTTGATTGCTTCATACCATGCATTCTGAAAATTTGTACTTCTTACCCTGTTGGTCTTAGAAAGTTTCATGTTTTCCTCCTTAAAGCGCCTCGCCAGCGGGCGAGGCGCTTCTATGGTAACAATTTTTTGCTCTTGTTAATGTTGATGCTTCTACTGCTCTTACTTTTCCTGTCGAGTGGTGTGTTTTTCCGAATATTGTAGTTTCTGCTCCACATTTATTACATCCTGCGTAGTAATATCCATCATTCATCAATGTTCTTTCCAATTCCATATCAAATTCCCATATTTTTTCTTTACAATTAAAGCATTCTCTTTCTTCTTCTTTTATCCATTTATTTTCTTCTTCTCCTTGCATTTCTATGTGTAGATCGTTCTTTTTTATGTAGTTTTTTATTTCTTCTAATGCTTTATCTCCACATTCACTGCAAAATCCCCACTTTGAATATCCTTCCATACGTACAAATCCGTTCATGAAAGATACTCCGTAGAATCTCACTCTGTGTTTGTTTGTGTTTCTTTGTCCTTTATTTCTTCCTGATTTGTATGTAGGATATTCTGATCTTGTGTTGCACATCATACAGTGATCTAAATGTCTAAATGTGTATTCTAATTTTGCTAATTTTTCTGCTTCAGTAATTATTTCTGCATACAATATATGTCCAGATTTTAAATGTTTTCTAAATTGCTTTATTTCATTTACTAATTCCTGTGCTTTTTCATTTACAATTCCGTCCAGCATTAAAATTTCATCATCTTCTAGTCCAATTTGTCTCATAAAACTTTCCTAGCGCCCCGCGAAGCGGGGCGCTAATTGAATATCTCGTTATACAATTTTATGCGTCCTTGCGCGTGATCTCTGAGCCATTTTTTGATAAAAATTTCCATTCTTCTGTTGTGAAGTATGATCTTCCATTATAAACTTCATCTATTACTCTGTGAAACATTTCTTCCCATCGTTCTCTGTCGTTATTTGTTTTTGTATAGTGCTTTGCACATAATATTGCAAAATGTACTGGTTTTCCGTCGCAACATGCTTGTTTATTGTATTCTACATGGTGTACACAATGTTTTTTGTTGCACTCGTTTTCATGTTTTCCGCATATTATGCATCTATATTCAAAGAATGCTCTTACTCTTAGTTTTAAGTTTTCATTGAATTTAGGACAATATGGTTCAAAACTTATTCCCCCTTTCCAATTTGGTGCTTTTTCTCCCAAATGTGTTTCATGTAATTTTTGTCGTGTTTCTTCTTTAACCTCGTGTCCCATTAATTTTTTGCTTATTTTTTGTTTTGTTTCTTCTTTGCATGGTTTATTGTTTTCTTTTTTCCATCCTTTCGATAAATTCATTTTTTGTTGTTCTGATATTGGTTTTCCTTTTTTAGCGTTGCTTATTTTTTGTTTCCATTCCTCCGTGAATTTTCTATTTTTCATTGCATTTCTTAATTTTTCTTTTGTTTCATTCGATACTATTCGTGCTCCATTTGCACATTTTTGTGAGCAGAAACGTCCTTTTCCCATTTTTATCTTATATGCATATATTTCAAATTCTGTTTCGCAGTTTTCGCATTTTTTCTTTATTTTCTTTACCATTATATATCTCCGAATATTTTATTGTATAATGCTATTCTACTTTGTGCATGATCCCTTAAAAATTTGCCTCCGTCGATTACATCTATAATCAGTGCATTTTTCTTTGTTTCTGTAGTTCTTAATGCTCTGCCTATTTTTTGTATTTGTGCAGCTTCAGATTTCCCTCCCGATGCAATTATAATTGCATCTAGTGTAGGAATATCGCTTCCTTCGTTTAATAATGTAGATTCCATTACTTTAAGTGTTCCATTTTCGAAATCCTTCATTGCTTTTTTTCTAATTTCTTTTTTTGTTTTTCCGTGTATGAATTTTGATCCTACAATCATAGTTTCAAGTGTTTTTCCGTGGCGTATTTGATCTACTGAGATCAAAACGCTTAGGCCGCGTCTTTGCAACTCGTATGTTTTTTGTGCAATCAGTTCATTTCTTTTTTGGTTTAAAACTATTTGGTTCTTTTTTGCTTCGGCATAAGTTTCTCCGCTTCCTCCTGGCGGTGCATTGATTAATTCTATTGTGGGTTTTGCTAAGATTCCTAATTTTATAAGTTCTTTGATGCTTGAAACTTTTGTTATTGGCCCAATTGCTGCGAAAAGTTTCATTTCGTTTCCATCTTCGCGAGTTGGTGTTGCGCTTAAGCCTAAACGGTAATAAGCATTAGATTTCATTAAAATTTTGTAAGTTTGATCACAAGGACAATGATGGCATTCATCCAAACATAAAAAATCGAACATTTCCAATTGAAAATCGTTTGCTTTTGTTATTGATTGCACCATTCCTATCGTAATAGGCCCTATTTCTTTTTTGTTATCTCCGTATAGTTCTGGTGTCCAATTTAATGTTTCTTTTATTGCATTTTCCCATTGCTCCATTAAATTTTTCTTATGAACCAGTATTAAAGTGTTCACTCCTAATTCTTTCAGCAGCCATAATGCCGTCGTAGTTTTGCCAGATCCAGTGCTCATTTCTAGTACGGTTCCTTTTCCTCCCGTTTTATCATCGTCTCCTTTGAATCTTGCTAGCACCTTCGCTACGGCTTCGTCCTGGTGCTTTCTTAGTGTTGGACCACTCCAAGTAAGTTCCAAGTTCCTATCTTCTCCTTGAGGCTCTGGTTGGCTTCCTTGAAGATGTGTGTCATAGCCTGCTGATTTTAATGTACTCTCTATAGAGTCCAGTAATCCGATTGGAAAGTAGTATTTTCCTTGTCTTGTTTTCGACATCAAACGAATCTGGCCGTCCCAAAGTCCTGTGTTGCACTGCGTGCCACATCGTTTGCAATAGTCCGAAGTTGCATGGATAACCAGCTTCCACCATCCGCATTTAGGACAAATAAATATTTTATTGTCTATAAATTCGAAATCTTTTATTTTATAAGAAGTTGCTCTATCTAAAATTTTAAATACTAAATTGGGTAAAGCAGATTCTATAGAAATATATGGTTTATTTTCCCATTTTGACAATACTACCGTATTTGTCATTTGCTTTCTCCTAAACCAAACGGCGGCTTTAGCCGCCGTTTGGTAAGTTTCGTCCATCACGTACGTTTAGTTCATATTTGTATGTGACTGAATGCTCGCATACGGATTCTATTTCCTTCTTTCCTATTTCATCTTCTGCGGCTTTTAGTGTTATCTTAATATTTCCTTCCTCAACCATTTTATTGGTCACGGTTGGGAATTTTTCTACAAACAACTTTGGGATTATGTGTCTCTCGTCTCGTTTGCTTCTTAGAATTTCCCAAATTCCATCTTTGCTTGCAATTACATCCTTTTTACCTTTCGTAAATGCATCTGGACCCCAAATGTCTGCTTGAACTTCTGCTCCTAGTGAATCTACTAAAATTTTTAGTTCATTTATTAATTCTGCTGTAGTAGTTTCACTTACTTGTATTCCTAATTCAATAGTTTTATTTTCCACTTCTTCTTGTATTTTTTGCTGTTTATCCATTAATTTCTTCAATTTTTCATCTTCAAATAGACTCTGCGTGTATTCCATCTGCAAATCTATTTCTTCCTGTTTCTCTTTTATTGCTAGCAATTTAATCTCAAGTTCTTGTGGTAATTCTTTTCCTGGAATTATCTTCAATGCTTGTTTCATGTGTACTCCTTTTCCGCATGATCCACATATTAAGTGAATCCAGTCTTTTCCTAAAAGATGTTGTTCTGTGTTATCGAATTTTTCTGTATTTTCTACCAATTCTACTTTACAATCATTGCATATCATCTCTCTCCTATAGCGGCCCGCTTTAGTGGGCCGCTTATACTCCTAAATCCCCTAAATCTGGCATTGCTTCTACTGGTGCTTCTGTGCTTTCTTCTTCTACTTCGTCTGTTATTGCTCTAGTTTGCGATGCAATTTGCTTCATATCAAATCCATATGCATCTACTACTAGTTGTACATCATGATCTGATATCTTAAGATGCCTAATTACTGCATTTTTTAGTGCTCTTGTTACACACATTTGTGCGTAATGCGTTTGTCCTCCTGCATGTGGCATTTCTGTCATTGATGCGTATCCTACTGTTACTTTTCCTAGTGGTTTATGTTCTTTGTAATTAAAATCTTCTTCATCGAATACCATTACATTTGCTACCATTAGTATTTTATTGTTATCTCCGTTTAGTGGTACTATGTCTGTTATTTCTGGCAAGAAGTGCATATTTTTTTGTCTCATAACTTCGTCTATAAAGTTATCTGACAGAATTAATCTGTTTTCTCCTGCTTTGGCCTTTTTATTGTAATAGAAATGCCAAGGTTCGAATGTTATTCCTTTTAGATGCTCTGGTAGAGCATCTATTTTTTCTTTATTCATCATTTGATTCTATCTCCTCTATTTCCTTTATTCTTTGTTCCAAGTCTTCTATTTCTTGAAATTTTCTTGGTAGTTTTGTGTTATTTGCAATTACTAAAATTGCTTTCATTAGAATTAATTGGTTTTTAATGTGCTCATAGTTGCTTAATGCATGTGATTTTATTTCTGGTAATTTGTGTTCTTTTTTCTTTTCTACTAGTTCTAGTACAAAGAATGGAAAATTCCAATTTACACATTTTTTAAAATCTAGTGCAATACCAGTTGTTCCATTTTTTATTATTACTTTATATGTATTTCCTATTGCTCCATTCATCGTTTCTTCCCAAAATGCCCCCCATCCCATTTCGTAATTTTCTGCTTTTCTTAGTACTTTAACCGTGTCTCCTTCGTCTATTCCACATTTTTCTTGCATTTTTAAATAAGCTTCTCTTAATTCCATGTTTTCACTCCTAAAGAAACTCGGCCTGTTGGCCGAGTTTCTTAAGCCGTTAGGTATTTATATATCTGTTTTACGATGTTTGGATTGTATTTCTTTAGCATTCCCATGTTCTGCAAATCTTTTAACGATGTTTTCTTTACCGCATCGATCACTTGTGATCTTGCTGCGTTCTTTGGCACTCCGCATTTCATTGATACGCAGAATAATACTTTTTTTTCCACTTCTTGTAATTCTGGTGTTAATTCTTCCACTTGTGCTACTTCTACTGTTTCTACTTCTGCTGGTGCTGGTGCTGGTGCTGGTGCTGGTGCTGGTGCTGGTGCTGGTGCTGGTGCCGGTGCTGGTGCTGGTGCTGGTGCTGGTGTTGGAGCGG